AATTTTCATAAAATTTTTTAAATAAAAATCTTTGAATAAATTTTGTTTTACTAATTTCTATTAAAAATTTATCATTTTTATAATTTTTATCATTTTTATCATTTTTACTTGTAATTAAGAAATCTAAAATATCACTTTTTTGTTTTATTATTTCATATATTTTATTATTTAATTTTAAATTATGTTTATATAACATATTTTCAAAAAAATAATTATCAATATGATCATCTTCTATAATGATATTATTATCTAATTCTTCTATTTTATCTATTATTTTTATATTTTTTGAAATAGTTTGTTCACTGTTATCTACAAAAAATGGAATATTTAAAGGTTTAGTTATCCAAATATTCATTTTTAAAATTAATCTTTCATTTGTTTCATTAAGAATATTTTGAATCCCATGATAAAATTTACCTCCATCAAATGAAATATGTTTTAATAACTTGGGAAAAATAAATTTAATTGTATTATTTCCACTATGAAATTCTTTAAATTTATAGGAATCCATATCTATATTTGTTATTATATCTGGAATTTTATTATTATTCAAATAAGTTATTGTAGTAATAACTGGAGTTACAATATCCAATAAGTTTTCTCCTGGCATATAATGTTTATCATATTCAATATCAAAATTATTTGATAATTCGGTTTTAACACAAAATTCTATAAAAATATCTTCTTCATTAAGATCTAAACATTTTGCATGATATAATGCTAATTCATATAATAATTTTTCAACTAAACTAAAAAATTCCTTTTTATTATTTAATAAATATTTTTTATTTTGTTCAAATGGATTTAATAATTTATAGAATTCTATATCATCTTTTATTATTATATTCTGTGAAATTATATTCATTTAATAATTTATAAATTGTTTTTAAATTGTTAAATATTATATTACAAATATAAATTAATAAATTTAATTAAAAAAATATACAGTAACTGAAGCATTTAGGCTATTTATATTATTACTTGAAATTGGAATATTTGATGTTGCGGTGCCAGAAGAACCTGAATTCCCTGAATTTCCGGGGGCTCCTGGTGACCCTGTGTTTCCGGGAGCCCCTGTATTACCTGGCACAGGAGTCCTAGTATTATACCAAGAAGTTGAACAAATATGGGATCCAAACGCAGTTACACAATCACCAGAACGCGAACCCTCTGTATAAATATTGGCGTCATTCCCTGGTCCACCAGTCCCACCTGGTCCACCAGTACCTCCTGTACCCCCAATACCGCCTGTACCCCCATAATTACATGTAATTAAAGATGTAGAACCATCACTAAATTGAATCATATTACTATTAGATGTTATATTAAGATTTGAACTAAATATATAATTATTAGTTGTATTAGCTTTAATTCCTAATCCCCCTGGTCCTTGACCCCCTGGTCCACCTGGTCCACCTGGTCCACCTGGTCCACCTGGTCCACCTGTTGCGTTATATGTTTGGGAGTCTATATTACAGTTTAAACTACCTGCTGGTCCACAATTAACACCAATTATTAGTGATTTGGTTGCGTTGGCTCCTGCTGGTCCTGTTGCACCTGTTGGTCCTTGTGCTCCTGCTGGTCCTTGTGCTCCTGCTGGTCCATCTGATGTTATTATAGTTGCTTTTATAGAAGTTGCCCAGGATGGGATTGATATAATAGTATTACCTGATGAAGTAATAGGGTAATTTTGGTAAAATGCAACAATTGGATAATTTATATAAAGTGGGTCGCCTGTTATTTCATAATATATATTTCCAATTATACCTGGTGAATTACTATCAAGAACTACAGGAGGAAAATTTTGATAATAATCATTAATAGAAGCACCAGTTGCCCCTATATTTGAAATTATTTGACTAATATTTGTATTTTTATAAAGATATTGAGAAGACATATATAAAAAATATAAATATAAAAAATATAAATATAAAAAATATAAATATAAAAAATAAAATGAATTTTTATTATACTAATTTAAATATATATATTATATTATAATTAAATGTATAATTATATATATGAAAATGAATATTCTATACCAGATTTATTATGTAATGAGATAATTTGTAAATATGAAAAAAATAAAAATTTACATTACCAAGGACTAACACACGGAGGTGTTCAAAAACAAATAAAAGATACTAGAGACTTTTTAATACCTAAATGTAATCAAGAAAATGATGAATGGTATAAAATAGAACAATTTTTATATAAAGAATTGAAAAATAATTTTAATTCATATAAAAAATATATTAATAACACAAATAATTTTCTTCCTCAGAACAATTATAATAATTATTATGAAATTTTAAGTAAATCACAACATGTAGAAAATTTTATGATACAAAAATATATTAAACAAAATGGAAAATATTCCTACCATGATGATTTTTTTAATGATTTTAAAAATAAACGTCATAGGACGGTTACCTATTTATGGTATTTGAACGATGTTGAACAAGGTGGTGAGACTGAATTTTGGGGTAACTATAAAATAAAACCAAAAAAAGGCAAATTAATTTTTTTTCCTGCAAGTTGGTGTTTTCCACACAGAGGAAATATGCCTATATCTAATGATAAATATATAATTACTGGGTGGTTTTATGAAAGTGATGAGAGTAACTCACAAATTTAAATTAATTTTGTTATAATAATTTTGTTATAATAATTTATTTATAAATATATTAGCATCATCTGCTAATTGTTTTACTATTTCATCATTTTTATAATCATTCAAATAAATTATTTTCTTGATACCACATGCAGCAATTGATCGGAAACAATTTATACATGGATAATGGGTTATATAAATTTTTGAGTTTGCTAGACTTGTGCCTCTTTTCGCACAATCGGCGATCGCATTGATTTCACTATGAATAATAGATTGTTCGTGATCTTCTTTGACTATGGAAATATGGGGAGCTCCCGAAATATAACCATTGTACCCCATGGAAATTAAGCGATTATCCTTCACAACCACGGACCCAACATGGAGTCTTTCACATGGAGATCTTTGAGATGCAAGCAAAGCAATAGACATGAAATATTCGTCCCATTCTAACCGTTCTGTATTTGTATTTGTAATTTGTTGCAATTTTGAAAACATATAATATCTTTATAATTATGTTTTTAATTAGTTAAATATTAAAATAAAAAATTGAATATATTTCTAAATAAATATAGAAATATATCTCCATACTATAATAGACAATGATCATTCCTATTAAATGCTTTAGCTGTGGCACTGTTTTAGCCGATAAATATCGTTATTATTGTGAAGAAGTGAGGAAAAGAAAAATGACCAGAGATTTACATGTAGAAAAAGTTATTTATTTAACTCAAGAATTCAGTCAAAAAACTCCTGAGGGAGAGGTTTTAGATGAATTGGGACTTAAAAAAATGTGTTGCAGGCGTCATATGTTAACACATGTAGACGTAGAATGATTCCAACTTTTTAAAGGTAGTGCCAAATTGCAAAAGTGGATGATAAATTATATATATATGTATATATAGATGCCAAAAAGATCTAAAAAACATGTTAAAAAATCAAGAATATCTAAAAGTCAAAAAATGTATGTTATGAAAGGTTGTGCTGAAAAGTCGCGTAAAAATCGTAGTAAAAAAGTTTTTTCATCTTTAGGTAAATCTGGTTGCCCTAAATGTGGAACCGGTTGTATGTGTGGTCCTATTTGCAATTGTCCTCATAAATGTCCCGGTAATTGTTATTTAAATCGTTCTTTAAAAGGAAAAAAACATAAAGGAGGTGCTGGTTGTGGAGCATATGGATGCCCTATTGCACCTTTTTCATGGGCTCAAATGAATGCAATGCAAGGAGGTAATCAGCGGGAAGGAGGAGCAAGAAAACAAAAAGGTGGATTAAAATATCCCCCACCCAATAATGTTATGCCAACTGGACATGTTTTACCATATGGTAAAAATCCTTTAGGATCAATAGGTCAAATGGGTGGCTCATGTGGACCATCTTGTGGACTACCACCTCCTTTAATGCAAGCTGGTGGAGGGCAAAAAGGAGGAGGATACTCTTTTTTTAAACCTGCTCCACCTATGCCTGGTCCAATTGTCGGATCGGCGTGGGGGACATCTATTAATAAATGGCCTGGTATGGATGGCATAAGTGGCAATAGAAATTACCTTAAAAGTTATGATGCAACAAATAATATTATAATAAAAGATCCTCAACTACAACAACTTACAGCTGATATAGATGCCGGTTATAAAACTCTAAGTAGTATGGTTGGAGGATACAAATATAAAAATAGAGCGAAAAAAGGCGGAGGTATAATACCCCAAGATCTAGTTAATTTAGGACAAGATTTTACATTTAATTTAAAAAGTGCATATAATTCATTAAATGGATACAATGCCCCTGTTAATCCTTTACCTTACAAAGATCAATTACCACAATCTTTAAATAGCACACGCATGTTACTTTAATTTTTTTCTGTGTATATAACATAAAATGGCTTTTCCAAACAAAATGAGTCAATTGTGTACACCTTCCTATGTTTATTTTATTATTTCAGTTTTAGCAATTGCTATTTCAGCAGTTCAAAATATTGGCAATAATAAAACATACAATTTAGGAATGTTTTCATGCTATGTTCCTAATTGTATTATAATTTTTATTGTAAAAATTATTTATATTCTTTTCTGGACATGGATTTTGAATTTGATCTGCAGGGATGGATATACTGGTATTGCGTGGTTCTTAGTTTTGTTACCATTTATTTTGTTATTTGTTATTATGGGTATGGTAATGATGTATCAAAAGAAAAACAAGAAACAAAAAAAGAATTAAATAGATTAATTTTATAAAATACTTAAAAAATTACGTTAATAATAAATATAATGTTATTTTTATATCTATTATTGAATTTAAATTTAATATCTAGTAATAAAATTATTAAAAATATTAATATTCCTAGTTGCAAAAATTGTATTTATTATAAACCAAACAGGTATAATAATGATTTTACGTCAATATTAAATAAATGCGAGAATTTTGGAGAAAAAAATATTATCACGGATGAAATTACATATAATTATGCAGATTCTTGTAGAAGTGATGAAAATAAATGTGGTAAAGAAGGTAAATATTTTATAGAAGAAAAAAATATAAATTTTAAAATATTTAAATACAAATTTGTTAGTAATTTTCCAAATTATTTTTTCATATTAAGCATATTTTTTTTTTTTTTCAACTATCTTCATCAAATTAATTTCTCTAATTAAATAGATTAAAAGAGATTATATATATCCATTATATATAATCTATGAGCAAAACACAAGGTATCATTTTTTTATTTATTATATTAGTAGTTATTATTTCCATGGGCCAAATGTTTTCAACAAAAGAGTCATTTATTAATGGGACTGGTTTGGGTTACATAGGTCAAAAAGTAAAAAAACCAATGACTGCTAAACCTAGTTCAAGAAATGGAAATATTGGATATGAAGGAATGGGTTATATTGGTTTAGTTAATCGTCCACGTAATTATATGGTGCGTTCAGATGATCAACCATTATCTTATGGTTTTCCTTCATCTACCTATTAACATAAATTCATATTGCAAATTTTATACCCAATTCAATTTCATCTTCATTTTTACCTCTAATTTCATTTATATCTCTAATTTCATTTATATCTCTAATTTCATTTTTATCTCTAATTTCATTTTTATCTGTTAATAATTTTACTGAAGAACTTTGAGAGATAATATCATTAGGAAGAGGACACAATTTATCTTCTAATCGTTTAGCTAGAGCATCACTGCTTTCCATTAATTTACAATATATATTATAACATTTTTCTAAATAATCTTTAGCAGGGACGGGTCTGTGATCTTTAATCAGCGATAATGTCTTAAAAATATCAACAGAAAGGAGATAATAATCCCGCTGAGAAATCATTTCATTCTCCATTCCTTTTTGAATAGCTAAATAAAGTTCAATTGACCCTATAACCGAGCAAAGCAGAGCTAAAAGACAAGTAAGCATACTAATGATTCCTTGTTCTGCATAAGGTTGTAGACCGACGGATGCAATTGAATTAATTCCCGACAATACAATTACTGGTAGTCTGTAATATTTTAGACTCTCTTTTAGTTCAAAATAACGATATTTGTGTTCTTTTGAAAGAATTACGCAATTTACTCTTATATTCTCTAAGACATTTTCTATGTCACGTGTCCAGTCATTCTCCATTAAATTATAACAATAATATCAAATATACAAAAAAAATAATTTATTTTTCATATTTTGATCTTAACCAAAATGTATTGGACTATAATTGTGCTAGAAATCATAAACATTTTTCCTATTTTACATAAGGTTATTTCTATAAAAATAATAATATATGATTATTATATATGTCAAATATTATTAAGGTTAAAAATGGTTTAAGATATGATATGAATGGTTGGGTATATATATCAATACATGGACAACCATTTGAACGCGGATTAGCTTATGGAAAGTTGATAGCCAAAGACATGAAAAAAATGATGAATACTATACGTTTCATTATCTACAATGACTATGGAGTAGAATGGAATTTTTTTATTGATTGTTGTGCAAAATATTATAGTCCAAAAATAAAAGAAGAATTTCCTGAATTTTATGAAGAAATGTCTGGATTTGCTATGGGTGCTAATATGTCTGTAAATGAAGTTATAGCATGGAATAATTATTTTACACTAACAGAAAGTTTTTGGGCTAATTTACCCGAAGAAGAAGCAATTGCTGTTAAAGGGTCTATATCTACTGCAATAGGATCAAAAGAAGGTGGTGGTCAACAAGAAAGATGTAGTGCGTTTATTGCTAATGGTGATTGGACTTTAGATGGTAAAATTGTTGTAGCTCATAATAATTTTTCTAATTTTGTAGATGGTCAATTTGCAAAATATGTAATAGATTTAAAACCAACACATGGTAATCGTATTTTAATGATGGGGTTTGGTGGTTGGATTTGGTCAGGTACTGATTTTTTTGTAACTAGTGCAGGTATAATTGGAACCGAAACAACTATAGGAGGTTTTATTGCGTATCAAAATAATATTCCTATTTCTTGTAGAATCAGAAATGCTATGCAATATGGAAAAAATCTAGATGATTATGAAAAAATGTTATTAGATGGTAATTCTGGTGACTATGCTAATTCATGGTTATTCGGAGATACTAACAACAATGAAATAATGCGTATTGAATTAGGGTTACGGTTTCATAATACAGAACGTACTAAAAACGGTTATTTTATTGGATTTAATGCTCCATATGATCCACGTATAAGAAATTTAGAATGTGTAAATACTGGTTTTGACGATATCCGTCGTCATCAAGGTGCTAGGCGAGTTCGGCTTGCAGATTTAATGGACACATGGAAAGGCAAATTAAATATTTCTATAGCTCAAGAAATTATTGCAGATCATTATGATGTATATTTAAATAAAGAATTACCATGTTCTAGAACTTGTTGTAGTCATTATGAATTGGATGCACGTGAATACATGTCTGATCCTTCTAGACCAAAACCATTTCAACCTCGTGGAGCTCTAGATGGTAATGTATGTGATACAACAATGGCAAAAAATATGTCTTTTTCTTTGAGATGGGGAAATTCTTGCGGGACTCCATTTATTAAAGATAAATTTTGCCAAGAAAATCGTGAATGGGCGTATTTAAAGGATTATTTGGAAGATAGACCGCAGCAACCATGGACTACATTTAGTATAACTAAGAAACATATTGGAAAATCAGTGAAGCGAAAAAGCCATCGGCCTAGACACTCAAAAAAAATGATTAAATAGTAGCCTACATGCATGTAGGGTAAAATATACTGCTGTTAAATTGAAGATTATAAATTGTGACTATATGTCGTCACAATTTTATAATTATATTTTTGGTATATTTTCTCAGTCTGTTCGATATTTTTTGTAAAAGTAATTAGGTTTTGGATTTTGGACATTTTTAAAATGTCCAGAATAGAAAAGTCTAAAAAAGTCTTGAAAATCATGTTTTAAAAACTACTTGTGACGATAATGGTCTCAAATACATAAAATGTGTGAAAAAAAGTGTTACGATAAAATTTATTATTTTTATGAAAAACTATTTAGGCGTTTTTTTTGTTAGTCTAATATAGACTAATGGAGACTAACTATTTTACGCCGATTACGCCAATTAATTTTGTATGTGAATATTGTGACTTTATATGCTGTAAAAAAAGCGATATGGATCGCCATAATTCAACCCGTAAACATAAACGACTAACAACGACTAACGAAAAAACGCCGAAAACTGCCGACATTTTTTATGACTGTATATGCGGCAAAAAATATAAACATATTTCTTCTCTTTGTAAACATAAAAAAACATGCACTCAACTAAATAATCATGATGATACAGACGGCATAAAATTATTACATATGGAAAATAAAGAAATTATTGAACTTTTAAAACAACAAATGAAGGAAAATGGCGAATTATGTAAACAACTAAAATCCCAAAATGAAACTATTAATGAATTAGCTAGTAAAGTTGGTAACCATACGATCAATAATAAAACATTTAATTTAAATTTGTTTCTTAACGAAACATGTAAGGATGCGTTAAATATTACTGATTTTATTAAATCTATTAAATTACAATTATCAGATTTGGAAGCCACTGGGAGATTAGGATATGTTGGAGGCATTTCTAAAATATTATTACATAACTTAAATGGACTTGATACACATCAACGACCTATACATTGTTCTGATTTTAAACGTGAAATATTATATATTAAAGATGATAATCAATGGATCAAAGATGATGATGATAAATTGGTTTTACAAAATGCCATTAAACATATAGCCAGTAAACATATGAGACAAATTCCTGAATGGGTTAAATGTAATCCCGATTGTTATAATTCGGATTCAAAATCTAACGATAAATACTTAAAAATTGTATCTAATTCCATGTCTGGATCTTCCAAAGAGGAACAAGACAAAAATATACATTTAATTATTAAAAATTTAGCCAAAGAAGTTGTTATACAAAAATAATATTTTATTAATATATATGAGTCAAAACATTATTAGAGAACTTGATTTCATTATTGGAAGATTAGATGCTTTAAAACCCGAGATAAACAAGCATTGTGGAGAAATGGAAGACGGTTTTGTAAATCGTAAAATGGTTTCTATACCTAAACAGGTACAAAGTATTAAATATAATACTGGGAAATTTGATGTGACTCAATCGTATACCGATAATAATGAAAGTGCTAAGGGAGGCAAGGTAAAAAAAACTAGAAAACATAAAAGATCTAATAAAAAATCTAAAAGGCGATATTAAATTATAATATTATTAGTGTAAATAATATTATAAAAAAATAACATTATATTAATATAATGGATACAATTTCATGGAACTTGATTGATAAATATTTTAAAGATAATCCTTCTAATTTAGTTGCTCATCATTTAGACTCTTATAATGATTTTTTTTCAAAAGGTATTTTCCAAATCTTTCGCGAAAATAATCCCATACGTTTTATTGAACGCGAATTAACTGATACAAAAGGAAGTAAATCTTCATCTGAATTACCCAAAGAATGTCTATTATATTTGGGTGGAAAAGAGGGAACAAAAATTTATTTCGGCAAACCTATTATTTATGATGATACAGAATTTGAAAAACCTTATCCTCATTATATGTATCCAAATGATGCTAGACTAAGAAACATGAATTATGGTATAACAATTCATTATGATATTGATGTAGATTTTATTGATAATAGCAGTGGTGAAAAAATAGAAGTAACAAGAACATATGAAAAAATATATTTGGGTCGTTTTCCTATTATGGTTCAATCTAATCTTTGTATTTTAAAGGGTTTGGCTACGGAAGCTAGATTTAATATGGGAGAATGTCGTAATGATTATGGCGGCTATTTTATTATTAACGGAAAGGAAAAAGTAATTCTTAGTCAAGAAAAATTTGCCGATAATATGCTTTACGTTAGAAAATATAAATCAGATGATTTATACAGTTTTTCATGTGAAGTTCATTCTGTATCAGAAGATAGTTCCAAACCTATTCGTTATACATCAGCTAAAATTATTGCTCCTGATGCAACTTATACTAACAACCAAATTGTTATAGATGTTCCAAATGTTAAAAAACCAATACCATTATTTATCTTAATGCGTGCACTTGGTGTTATATCAGATAAATCTATTATTGAATATTGTCTGTTAGATTTAAAAGCAAATTCCAATATGATTGATCTATTTATTCCATCTGTTCATGATGCATGTACTATTTTTACACAACAAATTGCATTAGAATTTATTGCAAAATTTACCAAAAGACAAACAGTTGCTGCTGTTCAAGATATATTAATGAATTATTTTTTACCTCATGTTGGTGAGGATAATTTTTTAAATAAGGCATATTTTATCGGATTTATGGTTAACAAATTATTAAGAGTATTTATGGGAAGAGAAGCTCCTACTGACCGTGATAACTTTAAATTTAAACGTATTGAAACATCTGGATCTTTAATTTATGATTTGTTTCGCGAATATTATTTAATTCAAAATCGCAATATATTTTTAAAAATGGATAAAGAATTTTATTATCATCCTGGTAAATATAGATCTAATTTTGTTAGTTTGATAGAAGATAATCTAAAGGAATTTTTTAAAGATCGGTTAGTTGAAGATGGCTTCAAAAAGGGATTTAAAGGCAATTGGGGTGCAGATGCAAATACTAAAAGAATTGGATTAGTTCAAGATTTAAATCGGTTATCATGGTTTACTCATATATCGCATTTAAGGAAAATTAATTTGCCTTTAGATCCAACAGCTAAAGTAGTTGGTCCTCATTTGTTGCATAGTACACAATGGGGAATTATTGATCCTGTTGATACACCCGATGGTGGAAATGTTGGATTACATAAACATTTATCTATTAGTACTGCAGTTACAAATGGATTTTCATCTTATCCAATTATTAAATGGTTAAGAGCTAATACTCCACTGAAATTACTAACTGAATGTGAACCAAGTGTATTATCTAATAGCACAAAAGTATTTGTAAATGGAAATTGGGTTGGAGTGTTAGATAATCCAATTCATACTACAAATATGTTAAAATTGTTTAGACGTAATGGTGTAATTCCAGTTTATACTAGTTTGTCATTTAGTTATGAATCAAATATTATTTATATTTACACAGATAGTGGTAGATTAACGAGACCTATTTTCTATAGAGATTTAAAAATAGATGAAAATGGAAGAGCAAAATATGGCAAATTATCATATGAGCATGGCACTGTAAAAGATATTATTGAATCAAGAAAATATTCATGGACTCAGGTTATTTCCGGTTTTGAAAGAAAAAATGATGAAAATTATAATGTACGAAATAATATTTTATATAATGTAAACGATTTGTATTCGGGCTATACCTCATTAGAAAATATTTTAGAAATGTTTGAAAGAAATCGTGCAATAATAGATTATATTGATACTTCGGAAGAAGAAACATCATTAATTGCTACTTTTCCGAGTGAATTAAAAAGTAGTGCTTATTATACTCACTGTGAAATAGACCCATCATTAATATTTGGTGTCATGGGTAATTCTATTATTTATCCAGAATCTAATCAATTACCACGAGATGTTTTTTCTTGCGGTCAAAGTAGACAAGCAGTTTCTGTTTATCATTCAAATTATCAAATGCGTATGGATAAAATGGGAGTTTTATTAAATTATGGCCAAACCCCATTAATAAAATCTCGTTATCTAGAATATATTAATAAAGAAGAACAACCATACGGTGTAAATACAATTGTTGCAATAATGGCTTATACTGGTTATAATGTTGAAGATGCAATATTAATTAATGAAGCTTCTGTAAAAAGAGGTTTATTTAGGACTACTTATTACACTAGTTATGAAGCACGAGAAGAAAGTGCAAAGGTATCAGGAGATTCTATTAATACTTTTTTTTCAAATGTTGAATCCAAGCCAAATGTAAAAGGAATAAAAGAAGGATTTGATTATAGTAAACTAGATGCATTTGGTTTAGTAAAAGAGAATACAGTAATTGACGAAAAGGTTGTTTTAATTGGTGAACTAACAAATAATCCTGAAAAAAGAGGATTTTATACAGATAATTCCAAGACGACAAAAAAGGGTCAATTAGGATTTGTTGATAAGGCTTTTATGACGGAAGGAGAAGAAGGATTTAGAATAGCAAAAATTAGAATTAGAGAAGATCGTGCACCCGCTATTGGTGACAAAATGGCTTCAAGAGCTGGACAAAAAGGGACAATAGGATTAATAATTCCCGAAGAAGATATGCCATTTACGGCTGATGGAACAAGACCGGATTTAATTATAAATCCGCATGCATTACCGTCACGTATGACTATTGGTCAATTAGTAGAATCATTATTTGGAAAAGCATGTGCTATTTATGGAGGTTACGGAGATTGCACAGCATTTGCAACAAAAGGTGCAAATTATGAAACCTATGGACCAATGTTGACAAAAATGGGATATCATAATAGTGGAAATCAAATTTTATATAATGGATTCACAGGAGAACAAGTATATTCGGAAATATTTATTGGTCCTACTTATTATATGCGTTTGAAACATATGGTAAAAGACAAAATAAATTATCGTGCGACAGGTAAACGAAACTTTTTAACGCGTCAAACAAATCAAGGACGTGCAAATGATGGTGGGTTAAAAATAGGTGAAATGGAACGCGATGGAATTATGGCACATGGATTATCATATTTCTTAAATGAATCTTATATGGTAAGGGGAGATCAATATTATATGGCAGTATGTAATAAAACGGGAACAATTGCAATTTATAATCCAGACAAAAATTTATTTTTAAGTCCATTTGCAGATGGTCCATTAATATTTAATAAAACTGTGGAAGGCCAACAGGTTTTAGATGCAATTAGTAAATTTGGTAGATCTTTTAGTTTATTAAGAATTCCATTCGCACTAAAGTTATTAATCCAAGAATTACAAGTTATGAATATTCAAATGAGAATTATAACGGAAGATAATATAGATCAACTAACAAATTTATCGTTTCAATCTAGAAATATTGACAAATTATTGCATATTGATCATGGTGATGATGGTAAAGTTGAACGTGATATTAAAGAAATAATAGAAAATTATAAGAAGGAAATGGATTCTAAAATAAATTTATTGGAGGCAGAAAAAAGAAACTCATCAGGAAAAAATATTTATAATGAAACATTGGAACCACAAGTATTTGCAGATACACCAGAATTTGTGTTACCTGAATCTAATTCACCACAATATGCAAATGTTTCTCCAGCTTATGAACCTAATTCTGATGAAAATCAAAACATGTCTCCTTCGGATTATAGACCGGATAATATTTCAGATTCTAATAATGAATCTATAGATCAAAACATGTTACCATTACCACCGTCATTTGATGACAATCAAAGAATTGGATTTTTATATTATCAATTACCACCAAATGTTCAACAAGAAGCCTTGCAAATATTAGCGAAATCAAATAATGAAGAAATGTATAAATTTATTGAAATGAAACACGGAGAATTAGAAGGCGGATCGGTCAATATTTTTCCTGACCAAAATATGAATGCATCCTTTAATATGTTGGGTGGAGAAGCACAGTCAAAATTATTAATGATGGAACCAGCACAAAGACAAATAGTCATGCAACAAATTATGAAAGAAAGTGGAAGACAACAATTAGGTGGATCAAATTCTCCAATTCAAAATCAAAATCAAAGAACTGGTGGGGTTTTAAATGAGTATTTTAGTAAGCTACCCGTGCGACAACAAATGGATGCTTTAAAAGGTGGTTATGGATCAGTATCAAAAGAATTTAGCCAATTAGCAGGAAAGGTATCAAATCCATTAATAACAATAACAAAACCAGTTTCTATACAAGAACAATTGGCAGGAAAATTACCTCTATTATCAATAGAGCAAAAAGGTGGTGAAACTAGTAGTTCTACAAGTAGTTCTTCAAATAGTTCTTCAACAAGTAACTCTTCAAGTAGCTCAGAATCAAATAATAATTCAAATGAAGGCGGTACAACAAGAACAATAAAATTTTCATAATTAATATAATTAATTTAAAATTGAAACAAAATAAAATCAATATGTTTATATTATAATATAATATGGCCAGTCAAAACACAAGTAGTTTAATTTCTCAGATATATCAATCAAGACTAGTTCTTTTAGGATTGATGAAAAAACAAGGATATAATATTTCCGAGTATGAAGGATTTAGTGTTAATGAAGTAAATACTATGAAAACAAATAATCAATTAGATATGATGATAGAAAAAGAAAAGGGAGAGGGAGATGCAGAAGGTGTTTTAATTCCTAAAATATATATTCGTTATTATTTAGCAAAAGCATTAAGGCCGAATAATTTACAAGAAATGATAGATGATTTGTTCAATGTAGAAGAAATTTTAACAAAGAATGATACATTATTAATTGTTGTAAAAGACGAAGTTAATGAAACATTATTGAATGCTGTAAAACATATTTGGGAAACAGATAAAATATTTATAATTTTGCAACCATTAAAACGAATTCAATTTAATATTTTGGATCATGTTTTGGTACCGGTACATCGGGTATTATCAACGGAGGAAAAAATTAAAATAAAAAAAAGATATAACATTATTAATGATGTTCAATTTCCTGATATTTCAAGATTTGATCCAGTGGCACAAGCAATTGGAATAAGACCTGGTGAAGTGTGTGAAATCATTCGTCCAAGTAAAACGGCAATTTCATCATTTTACTATAGAATTTGTAGCTAAAAAATTTAAATATAAAGTATAGGTTATAAAGTATAAGGTATAAGGCATAAGGTATAAAATAAATAAAATATATTTTAATAAAAAAGTATATTATATATGTCAACAAATTTAATGGGTCCTGCAAAGCAAAATGAAGAAAAAATTAATGTTATAAATACACAATTTTTTTCTGCTTTAGATGATTTTAAAAAATACTATGTTTATTTTAATAAAAATCCAGAAGTTAATGAGTTTCAAAATTATTATACTAATAGTAAGTCCCAAATACAAACAATGACAAGGGATATATTTATTATAACAAATAGTATAGATAAGAGCATAGAAAATTTAGATAGTCAAATGCAATTAGTATCACTAAAATTAGAAGATGAAAAAAAATTAAATGTAGAATTAATAAAACTATTTAAAGATTTAAAAAATACAAAAAATGGTTCAGAACTATTAATTAGTGATTCAAAAAATGAATATAATGAACAATATTATTATAATTGGGAAATGATATTAGGTATATTTATAGCTGGTGTTACATTAACAATGTTATTTAAATCAAAACCTCTAGTAAATAAATAATAAATTAGTGATAATACGTATATAATATATTTATTTTATATTATATAAGATCAAATAATGTTTGCTTTAAGATCACCATTTATAGGTTCTCCTGATTTGATAAAATATATAAGAGATAGTACTAACGAGTCAATCAAAAGAAAAATAAATTTAAAAAAAGAAGATTTAAAAAAGGAAGATTCAAATATTAATATAAAAATAAATACTGATTTACATGATTTACCTGATTTAACTGTTAGTAGAACATATTTTTTGTGTACTTTTTTTAGCATTATTTCGTTTTTAGCAGGTTATAAATATAAATCTTTGCAAAAATAAAAATACAAATATTGTTTTATAAAAGAAAAACTTATATAATATAACTTTTCTCTATAATATATATTATGGATTACAAAGAAATACAAAATGAAAAAATACAGAAAGCTTTAATAAATGTTGAAGCTTTACAAAAAGAATACGATAATACTCTTCAGCAGTATCAAGAAGCAGTTAAGAATTATATAAATACATTAGAAAACACTAGTTCAAACTCATATGCAGCTTTATCTGGTAGAGCATGGTGGGGAACAAATGGAGTAAATGAAGGTCAAGCAGAAACGCAAGTAGATTGTGAAAACATGTGTATAAATTCCGCGAATTGTTCAGGGGCAACATTTAATCCAAGCAAACATTATTGTTGGGCTAGAGCGGGAGATGGAATTTTAACAGTAGGTCTGGATACAGATATAGCATTAATTCCACAAAAAAAGGCGGATTTAATTGTAATGAAAGAGTTAAATGATAGGTTAATAAATATAAATCAACAAATATCATCGGAAATAATTGTTATTACACCTCAAGTGCAAGAACAAAATAATATGAAAAATGTAAAACAAGAGCAATTAGACGAATCATATAATAATTTATTAGAGCAAAAAATAGAAATGGAAAAACAATTACAAGAATATTATTCTGTTGAAGAGGAAAATCAAGACCAAGGGTTAAAAACTGATCAATCCAATTTATATTATCGTTTTTGGGTATTATTTACAATTTTAGTTATTATTGTAACCTTAAGAAAGATGTTAGGACAATCAACTACCATGTCAGCAATAATTTGGCTATTTGTTATTTATGTTTTAATAATATTTTCATTTACATTAACATATCCAGCTGGATTTGCAATATGGAGTTTAGTCTTATTATCTATATTTTTAATGAAAATGGGATATATACCAAGTCCTTAAATACTTTTATATAAATTATATAATAAATAGAATATCTAAAAAATTTTCTATTTATTTATATTAAAGATGAATAATGAATTATTAAAAATATCTTTAGATCAAGGAAAACAATTTAAAACATATCAAAATAAAATTAAAAAGAGTGTTTTTAAATCAAAAAGACAAATGTTTAAAAGAAAGAATTTAAAAGAAGGATTTGTAACTGCTGAACAAGAAATGTTAGTTAGACCTACTGATGAGGGTTATAAACAAATATTTAAAAATGAAGCACAAACAGCTAATAATACCAACAATATGAACCAAGCTGAATTAACAGAATTAAATAATTTACAATCACAATATAATAATTTAATACAACAATATAATACTATACAACAATCAATTGGAGATTCAAGTTTAGCAACAATAAATAGGACCAGTTCAACAAATCAATATTTAAATAAGAATGTAAGATTTAATAATGGGACAATATGTTATGTAACAAGTCAAGGAACTGCCAAACCTTATGCTAATTTAGATATTTTTAATAATACTGCTGGTAAAAATGGTTGTCCTTCAACCAGTGAAGTAGTAAATATTGATTTACCTTTTTTATCTTCGTATTACCCAGGATCTGTCATTCCTACTACACCAACATTAGTAGTAGGAACAAACATGGTTCAGGGACAGAGTTGTGGATCAGAGGGCAAAAATGTCTATGTTTCTAAATTAGTAAGTAATCCTTCATCATCGTATGTTGGTTGTTTCAATGATTTTCCAATGAATGGTAGTGGATTTAATGAATCGGAAAGGGCAACAATTTGGAATTCAAATACTATAGGATATACAACGTTTGATAGGTGTGAAGCATATGCTTTAGAAAATGGTTTTCAATATTTTGGTCTACAAGATTATCGTTCAGATGGAACATCCGCTTGTTTAATTTCTAATGATATTAATAGAGCGGAAATGTATGGTGATGGATCTATACAAATAGCGTCACAGACTCCGCTTTGGTACACTAATACTTTACAGCAAGGCAATAGAATGGTTCTATCAGCAGATTCGGGTATAAATATAGTTAATAATGGTGTATCAGTTTATATAGGTAATTTTACTGGTATAAAATTTTATTCAGATTGTGGTTTTTCTGGCCAAGAATCAAATATACCTTTAGGACAACATGATTTAACTCAAATAGGGTTTCCTAATGATGGTCTAAGTTCTGTAATTGTTCCAAATAATTTTGGAGTGGTGATATTTAAAGATGGACTTGGTTCAGAGCCTAGTTTAACTTTGGGACCTGGACAATATGCTTGTCTTGTAGATAATGGTTGGAATGATTTAGCGTCAAATTATACTGCTTATTATACAGGAAATTCTTATTTATTATTACAAGATGATGGTAACTTGATACTTTCTACAGGAACTCCAGAAACAGAATATAATCCAATTTGGGCAACAGGAACAGCAGGAAGACAAACTGGAGCAAATCCGTTATGGGCTGCTACAAAAGGAAAAAATGGAAGAAATTATCTTCTGTATGGCGAAGGTTTAGAGCCAGGAGAGTGGATAGGATCAACGGATGGTTCAACAAGACTAATAATGCAAACGGATGGTAATTTAGTTTTATATACATCAACTACAAGACCAGGCTGTTTAAATATTGCAAATAATAAAATATCAGGAACAGGTGGAGTGAATGCTCTCTATAAATTGGATAATAATGGTAATAAATCATCTTTAGAAAAAGCTGGATATATTTCTAATGATTCTGTATTAAAAGAATATCCATCAAATATGATGGGTTTATCAAATACTTATGATGTTATAAAAGGATCCGATTCTTGGTATAATGATATTTCATCAAAGGGTGGGGTTTCAGAACAAGATTGTCAAAATCTATGTAATTCAACTTCAAATTGTTATGGTTATGCATATAATTCATCTACTCAAACATGTTGGATAAAAGATAAAAATATGTATCCAAATGCTCCACTTCAGGATAGTCGTGACTTTAATTTAGGTATAAGAAAATTAAGTGTATTAAATCCTCCAGCATGTTCAAATGCAGTTTCAGACGTGGATACACTTCAATATGATAATTATGTAAAGGGTGATCAAATGACACCGGATACACAATGTAATACTTCTTTAGTTTCTCAACAAGATCAAATGAATTATGATAATATAAAAAGTCAATTGGTTATTTTAGGACAAGATATAGCATCAAAAATGGAAAATTTATATAATCAAGATAAAAATATCTATAAAAAGTTGAATATGAATGAAACACAATTTAAGAAAGATATAGAAAACTATAAAACTATAAATATGAAAATAAGTAAAGAATTAGAATTAGATTCTGATACTAATAATATGGAAGGGATGATAAATATGAATGACATAAATGGAATGTTATCGAATACGGACTTAGTAGTTTTACAAGAAAACTATAACTATATTTTTTGGAGTGTTTTAGCAATAGGTATAGTAACAATAACAATAAATATAATGAAAAAATAAGAATTTGCATTTATAAATCAATAAATAAATGCAAATACAAATTTATAAAATGGAATAAATAATCTATCTATATTCTATATTATGTCAGATAATTTACAGGAAAGAAATCAGCAAGTATTAGATAATATATCTCAATTACAAACTCAAGAAAAGGATTTATATACTAGTTTAGATGATCCGAATTTATCATCTGAAGAAAAGCAACAAATAATAAATAAAATAAATGAAATATCGCAAATACGATTGAATTTGTATGCAGGTATTCAAGATATGTATTCTTATTATCAGCAAAACGTATCATCTTCAAGAAGCACGTTAGGCCAAGAAATGACAGCAATAGATATAATTGAAAATGAATTAAATGAATCAAAGAAAAAATTAAATTTAATTCAAGATCAAAAATATAATAAGTTACGTTTAGTTGAAATTAATACATATTATGGAAAAAGGTATAATGCTCATACAAATTTGATGAAGACAATAGTATATACATGTATACCATTAATGATATTGGCGATTTTAGCAAATAAAGGTATTTTACCTCCGAAGTTATATAGGGTAATAGCGGCAATAATATTAATAATAGCAGTAATAATATTTGGACGTCAATTAATTGATTTATCAAATAGAGACAATATGAATTTTGATGAATATAATTGGTATTTTAATTCTGCTGAAGCTCCTACAGCAGATAGTACTCAAGCAAAAAATCCTTGGGCATTACCAACCGCGACATGTATTGGATCTGCATGTTGTTATGATGGAAGCACGTACGACGATACTCAAAATATTTGTATTCCAAATGAAATTTATGCCCAGCAATATCCATCAACTGATTCTACAACTACAACAACGACAAATTCAGCAACAGAGTCATTTATAAGTGGCCAGATATTGGGAAAATATGGTGGAACTCCCGTAAGAGCAACATCATTAAATAATGAGATAATGCCAACATATGCTTCATTATTAAACTTTTAATAAATAGATAATTATTATAAATTATAAAAATCTATAGATTATACAAGATGAATAATTTATTGTCGAGTATACAACAAAGTTTTCAACCAAATACATCTCAAACTAATATATTACAACAGCAACAAATAAATCAACAAAAAATAAATTCTTTATTACAGCAGTCAGCAGAAACATTAATGTGTGGACCAACATGTCAAAAAGAGAAAATAAAAGAAGAATTAAAACAAAAATATTTAGATGCTGAAACAAATTTGCAAACTGCTCCAACAAAATTTGAACAAACTAAAAAAAATTTTTATACATTTTCTGAAGGTGCTCCTTATTACTCTAATATGCAAGAGCAGGAGTTAACACAAAAAGCTGAACAAATAGGTATTGTTTTAACTGAAACTTTTAATCAAGAGGTTTCAAGTGCCAAAACTATGAATGCATATTACAATACTGCATTAATAAATTCTAATTATACAGCACAATTATATGATGAATTAAAAAAACAAAATGTTGAAATAGACAAAGATCTAAGAAACAGACAAGGAGATATACTAACAAATGATAGAAAAACATATTATGAAACAGATGCATTAGATAGTTTAAAATTATGGTATAAGTTTTGGTGGTATATATATTACATATTGATTTTAGTTATTTTATTATCAATGTTGTTAGTTCAGAGTATGTATTCATCAATGATAAAAAGTGTTTTATTTGTTTTATTAGCTTTTTATCCATATTACATAAAATATTTAATGAGTAAGATTATTGGACTATTTACAAATGTTTATAGTAGTTTACCAACAACTGTATATACAAATTTGTAAGTTTTACACTTTTTCTCATTAAACGCCCAATAAAATTATATTAATATATTATTATATATATTATGATAAAAGTTATAAACAGTAGAGAGGGTGGTAGTTTATTTCATTACGCTCATTTTATATGTGACTGTTTATTTACTGAAATAATTTGTGATATTTTTAATTATGATGAAGTTATTCGGGAAAAAAACATTGATCAAACAATTGGAAATTTTTGCAAAATTTATACAGATGTTATGAGAATTAAAAATACAGAATTGTTAAGCAATGATTTTAATAATCTAAACGTAGATACAATTCTTTATAAAAAAAAAGAAAAATATTGTGATAAAATATATTTTGATAAATTTAGAAAATTTATATTTGAAAGATACAACATAAACAATTTAGAATATGATAAAGATTATCCAGAAATAATTTTAATTAAAAGAAATGACCGTATTAATTTAATTGATGATGAATATCTATCAAAAATAAATACTAATGTTACAACTGGAAAAGAACGAAGAGAAATAAATAATATTAACGATATTGAAAATTTCTTAAATAAAAAATATGAAAATAAATTTAAAAGTTTATATTTTGAGAATTTACATTTTGAAGAACAAATTAAATATTTTAATAATGCTAAATTAATAATTTGTGCTCATGGTGCAGTAATGTCAAATATGTTTTTTTGCAAAGAAGGGACCAAAATTATTGAGGTAACTTGTGGGTGTGATTGGACTTTTTTTAATGAAATTTCAGAAATATTAAAATTAAATCATATTAAATGTCATGAAAATAATGTTGATAATATAATAAAATACATAGAATAAATATAATTTTATTGGGGATTTGAAATGAGAAAAGGTGTAAATAACATTTATTCTGAACGGCGAAATAATTTATATAAATCTTTTGAAGTATTATAAATATTACGTTTATTGTGCTTTTTTATTTTTTGTAATATATCAAAAAAATCTCTTTCTAATTGTTCAATCTCATCCGTTTCATTTACTTCTCCACAACATCTGTTGCTTAAATTGTCTAAATCATCTGCAAGTTGTTTGTTCAACAAATTAGTTTGATATGAATTACCATTTATACCACACAAATTATCGTTATCTCGACAATTTATTGCTAATTTGTTTACCAGTGTTATTTTATTATTATAATATGAAAAATCCTTAAATCGTTTACACGTTGCTAAATGAGGATCAATATCATTTGGAATAAAAAATTTACAATTAAAACAATATGGATTATACGCAAAATTAATACTTATAAGAGAAGCTAGTAGAAATAAAATATAGACTGGCATTAGATTAGTATATTTGGTAAATAAACTTTAAACCTTTACTACAGCTAAATTATATTGTATGAATTTTTAATTTAAAGACGTTTTCAAAAAGGCCATCATCATTTGTGATTCAAAGTTTTTTACATTTAGTGGCTGTCTTCTTCTCTTAGTAAACTTACCAATTACAAATATAAGAAATATTAAACCAATAAAGCTCAAGATTCCAACTTGATCAGATAATTTACTCATTATTTTTACAATAATATAACTAACTACAAAAGACAAAACAACATAAATATAAATCATGATTAAATCTTGTGACATTTGTGACATTTCTTTATGAGAGGAATAATACAATGAATAGATTGAATAATTATATAAAAAAGATTTCAATTTTTTATATAATTAAAAATATAAATTACTTATTTATTTATCTCATCTAATTCATTGCATAGTTCATCATCTTCTTTAAATACGATTCCATGAATTTTGCCAGTTCCAGGAACTTTAATTTTGAATTGCTTTTGAATAATCTCAATTATTTCAGCTAATTTTGGAGGTTTCCTGTTACCATAGTGAATTTCAAACCACTTTTTGAATTCTGCATTAAGACTTACTTTTGAATCAATTGTTCCCTTCTCACTTACAATAATTTTATCTGAAATAAATCCAGTAATACAATCCTGACTTTGTCTATATTTATTAGAAGCAGCAACAACTTCTCCACAATCTTTTACTTCACCTTCAGTTTCACATGCTCGCTTGATCAACATACTAATAAATACAGTTACCCAATTAGGTAATTTTTCCTTTAAACTTTTATCTTTTGTAAATACATATTTCGTATCATCGGTATGTGTTTCACCTTCTGAAATAAATTTTGATAAAAAGTCAACTAATTTCATTCTTCGCCATGTTCCATCATCATTACTTTTAATTTCAAATAAAGCGTTTGTACATACAACCAAGCTAAATTGTGGAATAAATATTTCTGAATCTGAATACAATGCTCTTGCTTGAATAGGATCACCACCGGTTAATTCTTTCATTATACCTTCATTAATAACTGCATCTTTAGATGGCTCTTGCATTACAGCATATCTTACACCTTTTAATTGAATTACTTCTGAAGAAGTTCCACCAATAGAGCCTCTTTTATCTGTTACTAATGTAATTGGAACTGTTCCTTTATATTCACCTAAACACAGACTCATTAACTCGGTTAATATAGATTTACCATTCGAACCAGATCCACGATAAATATTGAAAGCATGTTCTTTTTTAATACCAATTAGACATGATGCTAAATGATCCCACATATATCTACATAAATTTTGTTGAGGAAATAATTGCTCCATAAATGTCATAATTTCACTTGCCGTTTCTTTTTGTTCATCAGGATCAAATTTAATATAAGGAATACCGGTTGTTTTTGTTACATAATCTTGAGGATATCCTTGTCTAAATTCCTTTGCTTTAAAATCAAATACACCATTTGTAAAACATAATAAATATGGATTTGAATCCATATTTTTAATAAAATCTTTATCAAAGAATATTTCCATTGCTTCTCGCATAATATTATTTTTATCATTTGTTTTCTTTAATCTTATGCAAATTTCTGCAATTTTTTTCACCTTTCTTTGAATTTTTTCATGTTCTTCACTAGTTGGTTCATATAAATGTGCATCTGCTAGACATTGATGTTGCTTATCAGAATAAAGTTGAAACAAATCTCTAGAAATAGCTAAACGCAGACGTTGTCCTTCATCTTTTTCCCATCTATGTCTATTAAATACATACCATTTTTTATTAGTAATACTACCACACACATATTTATCTTTAAACATATGAAACAATACCATAGCATAATCCCAATCACCTGCTTCAAAAATAGTTTCCTCGATATAATGATCAATTGTCCCTCTTTTTACTTTTTCATAATCATCAAATGCATCTTGTTTTGCCCAATACATAATGGAACGTTTAGTTATTCCATTTGGACGTTTATTAAAATGTTGTTTCCAGTCTTGATAAGATTTTGGAATAGTTCCATAATCAAAATCTTCTGCTTTTGATCTAAGCATAATCCAAGACAAGAATAATCGTTCATCTGTATGTTTTAGTGCAAATGCAACTTGTCTATTTAATAAATGAGAACCAGGTTGATAATATTTTTCTGGAAGAATTTGCGTATATTCGTGAATTTCTCTTATATTTTGTTCATTAATTTTTAAATTAATCATAATGTTATCAACTGCTTTTTTTAAAATTTCTGCGTTAACAATATCTGATAATTGAATATCACTATCATCTGTTTCTTCTAGAACAACATTTATTCTTCCTTTTGATTTTTTTGTCTTATTAATATTACGTGATTCCAATAATTTCTTATCATATTCCTCTTTAATTTTTGGATTTATTTCCAATTTTATATGTTGATTATATTGTGCTGATAATAATGCAAAATCTTTTTCATAATCAAATGTTTTTATTGATTTAGGTTCAGTCATCCATTCTCCATCAGTATTGTCTAAATTTGCTACCAAATAATATGTTAAAGCATAAGCTTCATTTCCTGGTTTTTGTGATCCATACATCTGCCAATTTACACAGCCTTTACTTATCCCCAAATCAAAAACCGAATCCCAATCATTTTTTAATGGCAATTCCCAAATATCTCCAATTTCTTTCATTATTTTGTCACGTAACATGAGCTGCATAGTACGATCCATTTGAACTCCAATTATTATATGAATTCCATCTTTTGTTTCCTGTTTTTCTACAGACCTATTGACGTTTGGTTTTTCCATAATGAAGATTGGAATTTGAACATTTTCTGTAAAAACACATAATTCCTTAAGTTTCTCTAAATATAATTCTACAACATCACGGATATGTTCAGCTGTATGCTGACGTTCTGTCAAGCTAAAATCATAACGAAAATCCATATCTACGACAATAGGACCTGTTTCATCCAATTGTTTTTCAGTTAAATATTCCTTTCTCTTTTTAACAAAAACATTATCATAATACAATTTACGAAAGATCGGTAATTCTTCTTGTTGAATATAATAACAACCGCCATAAATATTTAATTCAGGTGATGCTATGCGGGTATGAGTGGGAGGTGGGTTTTCACTATTTTTTGTTGGAAACCTACTATTATAGTTATGCTTTGTAAGGAAATCGGATAAATCATTATATTGTGATGATGATATCATTGCATTCATTGTTGATAATATATAGTAATATTTTTCTATTTCATTTTTTTTTAAATTTTAATAATCATTTAAATAATTAAAATTTAACGTATTAAAATATATCTTAAATCTATATAAAATCATCTTTATATTTTATAAATAATGAGCCAATCCTCAACTAAGGTTATTACAAAAGAAACTGCTCAACGATTATTAAAAGATGTTAAACAAATTATTAGACATCCTTTAACTGATAATGGTATTTATTATTCTCATGATGAAAGTGATATGATGAAAGGTTATGTTCTTATTGTGGGACCTTCTGACACGCCTTATTTTGGTGGTTTTTATTTCTTTAAATTTGATTTTCCGTTTGATTATCCATTTTCACCACCAAAAGTTACCTATATGACTAATGATGGGTTTACACGTTATAATCCAAATTTGTATAAGTGTGGTAAGGTTTGTGTTTCTATTTTAAATACGTGGTCAGGTGATAAATGGTCTTCTTGTCAAACAATTAATAGTATTCTATTAACTCTTTGTTCATTGTTAAATGATTCGCCTTTAGAAAATGAACCAGGACATTCAAAAAATAGTAAAGATTATAATTCTTATCAAAAAAGCATAGAATTTAGTAATATTAATTTTGCTATTTGTGATATTATTAATAGAAATAAAAATAAAATACCAGCTCCTTTTGAAATTTTTTATCCATTTCTAAAAGAAAATTTTGTTAAAAATTATGATAAATTATTAGAAATAGTAGAAGCAAAAAAGGATGAAAAAAGTGTTGAAATTGTAGAAATTTACTCTATGAAAACTAGTATTAATTATCTTGATTTAAAATATAAATTAATTGAAACTAAATTAATTTTAGATACAGAAATTCTATAAATGCTATAAATTCCATAATTGATATTCTCAATAATTGATAATAAATAAAATTGATATTCTCAATAATTGATAATAAATAAAATTGAAATATAAATATAAATAAATATTGTAATTATATTATATAAGATGCACTTTTGTTCTGAATGCCAAAATATGTATTACATTAGTATTGATCCTAATGATTCAAATAAATTAGTTTATTACTGTAGAAATTGTGGAAACAAGGATTCTACTTTAACTATTGAAAGTGTAACTGTTTCAAAGGTACAATTAAAAAAATCGGAACAAGAATTTAGTCATATTATTAACAAATATACAAAATTGGATCCTACTTTGCCGCGTATAAATAATATTTTGTGTCCCAATCCGGAATGTGCGACTAATCATATAGATGATCCAGAGCCTAGAGAAATTATATATATTCGTTATGATGATCAAAATCTGAAATATGTTTATTTATGCTCTACATGCGATACTGTTTGGAAAACAGAAGATAAAAAATAAAAGTATATTTATTTAAAAATTATATTATTAAATATATTGATATTATAAATGGATCAATTAATAATGTCAATTCCTCAGGGTGCAATTTATTTAGGTCAACACCAAGATTATTATTCTTTTAGATTAAATAATTATGAAGTGATTTGTGAATATAAAATTCAAGATTCATCAACTATATCATTAAATAAATTTATAAATTATACTACAAAACGTGGATATGGTAGATCATTTTTTTGTTTTACTTTAAATTGGATAGCAGATAACATAGAAGGAATTAAATATGTAGAGGTTGATCCATTACCATTATATGTGTATGGTCAAAAAATGGACGAAGCTAAATTGAAAGATTATTATATAAATGAATTAGGATTTGAAAAAACAGAAAACCCTTTTATATTAGACTCTGATATAGATCATTTAATATCAAGATGTCAACAACGCGGTGGTAAAAAACGAAGTGTTAAAAGTAAAAGTAAAAAACGAAGTGTTAAAAGTAAAAGTAAAAAGAACAAAAGAAAATAATAATTATTTATTAATATTTAATTTTTTAAATAAAATAAAATAAAATAAAATTGAAATTATAAATTTAAAACAATCTCTATGTATAATATAAGATGAGCGGTTACTTTGATAATCAATATGGCGGTGACGATGATGAAGCAATTATTGGTGCTGATGATTCAGATACCGGTTCTGATAATAGTTCTATAGTAGGTGGTGACGTTGATGAGGGTGATGACGCGTTAGTAATTGCAGAAGAAGAACTTGATGAAGAGGAAGAAGGAGATGATGAAGAAGATTCAGATGAAGATGAGGAACAAGAAGGAGGTGCTCCAGATGATTTGGAAGAAGGAGAAGTAGATGAAGAAGCGGAACAAATAGAAGAAACAGAAAAAAAGATAAAAAGAACAAAAAAAGTACCAGCAAAGGCAGTATATAAAAAACCAATTTCTGATGATGAAGATGAAGAAGAAGATGATGAAGACGGAGAAATATATTTACAAAAATTTGATCAATCAATAAATGATAATTACATAGTAAATTTTCATCCAGAAAGCGTTTTACAAAATTATGATGAAATATTGGCTATGGTTAAGGTAATTAGAGATAAAAATGGAATAATTGTGGATGATTTACATAAGACAATTCCATATTTAACAAAATATGAACGTGCGAGAATTTTAGGTCAAAGAGCAAAGCAAATAAATTCTGGATCGCCAGCATTTATAAAAGCTCCTGAATCAGTAATTGATGGATATTTAATTGCTGAATTGGAATTAAAGGAAAAAAGAGTTCCTTTTATAATTCGCAGACCTTTGCCAAATGGTGGTAGTGAGTATTGGAGTTTAAAAGACTTAGAAGATATTAGTTTTTAAATATTTATACTATTGAAGATTTAAAAATGTCTTCCTGTTACTCAAGGTAAAAAAATACTATTACAAATGAAAACAAAATAATTATATAAAATGGCATAGCACAAAATCCTTTAATTCGTGATCCTGTCCCTTGCGGCCAATCATGGTTAGGACATAATAAATAAATGAATAATAATATCAGAATATATATAAAAAAATCTCTGATTTTTTCTTTTAATTTCATTATAATAATATTGAATATAATATATTGATATGCCGTGTTAATAATAAAAAAATAATTTTATTTCATTTAAATAATCTTCAAGTATTTAAATCAATATAATATTTTGTTTTATGAATTCTTAGATCAATTGAACAAATTTCCTTTTCTAATTCATATAATTTTTGACTATTTATTATATTATTTTTAATAGTTTCATTTAAAATTGATTTAACCTTTTTCATTCTTAAAGACAAAAAAGATACCGTAGAAGAATGATGATAATGATTATTATTATTTTTCCCTAATTTTTTATTAAAATATGTAATTTTATCAATACTTGTTTTATTAAATTCAGTACATAACTTATATTCATCTAATAATTCTGCTCGTTTTTTTGATAAGTCGTCTAATTGTATATATAATTTTTGTAAATATTCTGTTTTATACTCTTGCAAAGATTTTTTTTTGAAATTATCATCTGTGTAATTGTTATAGGGTTCATTTTTTAAAAGACTTCTTCCTATATGTAAAAATACTTCTGGCTCTACCTCTGTCATGTAAAAATCATGATCATTCATTATATTTATTATATTTATTAAAGATATAAGTTTATACTAAAAGATATTAAATAATGAATATAAAATAAAGTATGACTATTTTAAAAAATATAAAAATTTTTAAAAATATTTTTATAACAACTGGAATAACAGTCTTATTTGGAATATATTCCATTTATCATTTATATTTTTACATAAACCAACTAGAGAATAAAATTGATAATTTAAAAAAGAGGGAAATAGATGATAAACAAATATATTATGATGAGCTAATAAAAATGAATGACACTGTAAATTTACTAACAAATAGAATAAGTAAATTAGAAACAAACAGTTTATATTTTCAAAACACGAATCAAAGTGATCTAAATGAAATGTTATATAATAATGATTATTCACAATGCAACGAAGAAATAAAAGCTATAATAAAAATAGGAGATTATACTTGTATAAGTAAGGATGAATGCTTTGAAAAAGATAGTGATGAAGACTCAATAAAGAGTAGTGTTAGATCAAGATCTTCAAGTTTAAGTTGGGTAAAAAAAACATTGTTTGGATAAAATTTTTTATAGCGTAATTATTATATATATATTTTTTACACATATAATAATGAAAGTTGCTTTGTGTTTTTTAATTAGTTATGATCATATTTTAAATAAAGAACAATTATGGATAGATTGGATAAAGCCAAATCAAGATATTATAAATGTTTATTTTCATTATAAAGATATAAATGCTATTAGGTCTCCATGGATAAAAATGTATTCACTACCGCCTAAATTTGTTCAAAAAACTAGTTATTATAATGTAGTTGCAGCATATATGTCAATATTATCTTATGCATTTAATCACGATAAAGACAATAATTGGTTTTGTTTATTAACAGATGCGTGTGTTCCTATTATAAGTCCAAAAAAATTTAGACAATTATTTTTTGATCATTATCAAGCATCAATAATAAAATGCAAGCCAGCTTATTGGAATTTAATGATTCATCGCAGAGCAAATTTACGTCTTTTAGCAAAAGAATATTGGCTAGCAAATGATCCCTGGTTTACTTTATGTCGTGATCATGTACAAAAATGTATATTATTTTTAGCTGCAAAACATAATATTTATAAGTTAGTAAATGAAGGAGGTTTAGCAAATGAAAGTATATTTGCAATAATTTTACAAACATTTAAAGAAATAACAAATCCTTTAAGAACAATTAATGATTCATCAACAATTTCAGATTGGACACGTATGTCAAGTCCGACAAGCCCACATTCATTTATAGATGGGACCGAAGAAAATATTAATATAATTTCTGAGCTACTTAAAGAAAATAAATATGCTATGTTTTTACGCAAGGTTGATCGTTCTTTTCCGGATAATATTTTAAAAGATCTTCAAAATAAGGAATTTAATCACACATATAATTTATTACATAATCAAGCAAAAAAAAAGAACAATTTTTATAGTTATGGAACACCTTTATTTTGGATTTTGTTAGTTAGTAGCTTTTTCTTGACAGGAATCCTTACAAAATTGTTTATGAATACCCATATTTTCAGCTATTATATGTAATATAACTCCAATTGTGAAGAATAAATATATTCTTGATAAAAAATCACTTAGCAAAAATCCTAAAAATAAATGAGCAAATGCTTCACCAACCGAGCTTCTTAATAAATGTAATGTATTTGCAACGTAACGTTGATCTGGATCTAACGAATTTAAACATGCTTGTCCATTGTTACAATACCAAGTTTGTATCCCAATAAAATTACCCAGAAAATGTTTAAAAAATCCAACAACTAACAACAATATATATAAGTTTTTGATAAATAATGAAAAAATTAAATATAAAATAACTTCATAAATGCCGACTAATATGGATTCTAAAATATAGTTCATTTATATAAATATATATATTTCAGTTTTATAAAAACTATGTATTTATTAACTTGTTTTCCACCGACAACCACAATCAATACAAGTTACGAAAATAGTCATAGGTTCATCTGCTGAACGTGTTTGCATTTGATAATATGTGCATTTTTTGGATCTACATTTTCTACAAGTAAATGTGTCCGTGGCCGCTTCCAAATTTTGTTCAAATTTATTTTTATCACGAATACTTTTTTGCTTAATTAATTCCTCCCATTTTTCTGGGAGCATTTCTTGATGTGTCATAAAAGCAATTTCATGTGCTTTAATGTCTCCATTTATAACTAGTGTAACAAGTCTTTCATTTTTTAAATTGTTATAAATGCTTCGTAAATGATCTAAATAAATTTGAACGAAGAATGGATTGTCCCATTTTTTTACAACCTTTCTATTCGTAGCTTCCTTTAAAGCCCAATTATGTATACCTTTTTCTAAATTAGTGGCATGTTTATTTTTATTATCTGAACTAATAAAGAAGTCAGAAAGCTTCTTGCGAATATTAGCTCTAAATGTATCGGGGTTTTCAATCTTTCGTAAGGACATGGTTATCTAAATATAATATTGGATATTATATTTAAATTGTTTTCAATTTTATTTTAAAATAAACAAATTATAAATTTTATTTATTACAACTTTGAATACATGCTTTGTAGTCATCACATGATCCTGATGAAGATGATCCTGATGAAGATGATCCTGATAAACTGGATAGACCTGAAGTCGTAGCGGAAGTTGCTGCGGGCTCTGATTCAGTATTTGATGCATTTCCATATTTACCAATATAAACATTATATGCTTCTGGATTTTCTCCTAATGCTTTAAATTTACAGGTTGATGCAGTTAATCTTTGATCAGGTGTTCCTGATACACCTCTTACCTGACATATATCGCAAGGTGCACCATCAAATTGAACTAAATTGTTAAGTAAAGAATAATCGGTAGATGGGGTTAGTTCTCCGGTTGATGCATTTTTTATATTTAAGTCTGTATTTCCACAAACACCATCCCCAGCATCCGTACTAAATAATGGCTCCTGAAAATCTATTTTATGTATTAGTTTATAATCTGGAACTGTTGTTGGAGCTACAAACTGCAAGTATGCAAAACGATTCGGCATTGTTTTTTGTTGGGAAGCTAAAGCCACAGATAAATCCGCATCCGTTGCACCCGGGTTTTGGGACTTGAAAAAATTTAAAACAGTTGCATCCCAAGGATACTTCAAATTATCAATAAAATACTGTGCTTCCTCTTGAGATGCTAGTTCCATCCATGTTCCTATCCCAATATTTTTTGATAGATCTTCTATAGTCATTGATTGACCGTTTTTTTTTACAGCATCCAGAAATCCTTGTTGTACTTCCGGACTCCAAGTATTCCCTTTTGGTAAAGGTGCCAAATATTTATCTTCTTCCGGTATCGATGATGAGGACATCCCCTCAAACATTTTCTTGTTAAAAAACGAACCAACTAACAAAATTACAATTAATGCCCCTAAAAGCCACCAAATTTGTTTATTTTTAAATAAATTTAATAAACTATTTTTCATATAAAATATATATATAATTACTTTTCCGTATCACTATAATCATAGGCTTCTTCAGATAATTCAGACCCAATATCTTCCAAAATCAATTCTTCTTCCAAATCTTCTGATGAAATAGGTTCGTCTTCTTCATCATCAATATCTGAATCAGAAACATCTATATCCTCTGTGTCACTGCTGTCTACAACAAACCCATCCTTTAAATAGCCACCTTTTTTAGTCTTCATAGTTTTTGGTATATTTTCTAGTTCGTCCTCTTCATCTTCATCATCATTACATGTTAAAGTTAAATCCTCAAACCCACCAAATAATTTTTCATAAATCTTATTCCATAACTCTAGAGTTAAATGAATAGGTGATCTTTCATTAGCATCATCTCTAATAAACCCAACTAAACAACATGCACCAAAATATAACTTGTTATCTACAGGGGGAGGAAAATCATATTTATTTTCCATATTTGCTTTACCATCTAATTTACCAAACATTTGTACCAAATATTTTTGTCCATCAAGCTTTACAGGCCATTCTACCTGTAATAAAAATCCTTCTGAATTTTTAAAACCACATTTTTTATATAATTCAGATTCTTTATAATCTTTTACGGTTAGTGTTTTTAATGATGCACTTTTTTCAACTATTAATATAGTTTGAACCATAGATGTATAATTGATATGTAATAGGTTTAAATAGTTTACTATAAATAATGTTATATGAAAATATATATAACGAATATATTACCTCAAACTCTAACAAATAAAATAACAAAATTGATAGATGTATTTGGTGTGCCAGAGGAAAAAATTAAGTACGAGTTATGTTCAAAAGAATTTGGAATCCATATAATGGATGATAAAACAATAGTCCATATAGAAACAACATTTGAACCAGAATATGAATTAATTAAAAATTATAATAATTTTGATTTGTTAGTTGATAATACAAATTATAGCAAATTTGAAATAAAATCTCAATTGCCAGTAAATTATTTATGCACTCGTTATGTTGAATTAAAATTTAAATTACACAAAAAGTCAAATTTGTCATTAATAATAGAGTGTTTTGAAGAGATAGAAAATTTTGAAAAAAAGAGTGTACCAGTAAATTTTTATTTTGATTATGAAGATAAAAAATTAGATTTAAAAGATCCATTTTTTCAAGAAGATTTTAATAGGTTCTTATCTGACTTAAACTAATATTTTAATATAATATGCTAACTTGGATTATACAAATTTCATTAATTTCACTGATATTTATTTTTTTGGTGCATCACCTTATAATGTTCTTTAAGTCAACATTAACTGTCCCAAAAATTAAAGATTTAGTAAATTCATCTGAACAAAAATATCAAAAAATATATGATACTCTTTCTACAAATGGAAATGGAAATACAAATGGAAATGCAAATTCTTATACAGCAATTGATCTTTTACCGTCATCTTTTATAAATGATGCTGATAGCTCCATGAAAGATGAATTAAAATCTTTTTTGAAAAAGCAATTAAATAATGATAATGATAATGTTAATGCTAATACAAATAATAATATATTTGGAACGAATAATTTTTCAAATTTTTAGATTAATATTAGCTTTGATAAACAATATAATTTTTGGTAGTTTCATACATAATATTAAAAACATTTTTTTTCTCTTGACAAATATCACAATAGACCATACTTAATAAAATACGTCTTTGATAATCACTAATTGGGGTAGATTTATGTAAAATTTCGGATCCTTTAAAAATAATTATACTATTTTCTTTCATTTTTAAATCATGTATTTTGCCGTTATAATTATATTGAAAAATATTGTCAGACAATCCTTTTTTATCAGCATTTTCATTTATTATTGTTAAAAGAACAACAAACCGATCTCCATAATAATTTGAATAATCATAATGCCAATTAATATGATCACCAGATTTAGAATAAATTAATAGTGAACAAGCATTAGGATCTCCTAAGGAAATTCGTTGAACAGGTTTTTTTATGACTTTACTTAAAAAATCTAATATTTGATTAGAATAATATATATCTAAAAATCCATCATACTCATTACTTTCATGTAATTGTTGAAAATTAATGCCAGTAGCTTTACGAAAAATGAAGTTTTTTGATTCAAATTGTTTATCATCAAATTGTTTTTGTAAATAACTAATATATTCAGTTGTTAAAAAATCTTCTACAATAATAACATTATTTTCATAAATAACTTTATTGTTACTATTAATAATTTTAGAACCTAAATTATTTTGTTTATTTATTTTACTTTGTATTTTATTTAAATATTTTTGAACAGCTATATTTTCTTCTTTTAAATAAAAAATGATAATTGTAGCAAAAAGAATAATGAAAATAATTGTAATTAATAATAGATATTTATTTATATTTTTAATCATATAAATAAATACTTATTTTAAAATATAAAAATATAAAAATATAAATTATACAAATGAATTTAATTTTGGGAACTATGAATATTAATTATCCTTATTCTTCTAATACTAACAATTCAAACGATTATTATAAAAAAATGATTGAAAGATATATAGATTATGTAGGTAAAAATGCTATTTTAGATACAGCTTATTATTATGGAAATACCACTACAGAAAAAATATTGGGTAAAATTTTACCTGAATTGTCTTTATTACCTAAAATTGCAACAAAGGTAAATCCATGGTTTAATAATGATTTTACAAATGGTCAACTTGGACAATTAAGCCGTATCAATTTAGAAAATCAATTGAATATATCTTTACACAATCTAGGTATGAAATCAGTAGAATATTTGTTTTTACATTGTTATGATTATGAAACCGAATTAAAAGAAACATTAGAAATATGTGATGAATTATGGAGGAAAGAAAAATTTAATCATTTTGGTGTTAGTAATTTTTCTTTAGAACAAGTAAAAGATACGTATTCTATTTGTGAAGCAGAAGGATTTGTATTACCCGAAGTGTATCAAGGAATGTATAATTTAATTTCAAGAAAAGTAGAAGAAATATTTCCTTTAAAAACAGATTTATGCATGGAATTTTGGGGATATAATCCATTAGCTGGTGGATTGTTAACAGGAAAATATTGTAAATCTGATTATTCAGAAAATAATCGGTTTAGAAACAATAAAATCTACCAAAATATCTTCTGGAAAGAACCTATACTAACAAATTTGGAACCCTTTTTTAAACAAGGCAACTGTTTAAATAAATCATTATACTGGTTACAAAATTTATCTAAATTAGGACCAAATGATAAGATAATTCTTGGAGCATCTACTGTGGAACAATTAGAGAAAAACATGGATATATTAGCAAATGATAAAAAATACATGTTAACAAATGATGATAAAATGTTTTTGAACAATTTATATGAGCCGATAAAAGAAGATAGTCCTAACTATTATTATTAAGTTTTGTATTTAAATAGTTTTTTAAAAATATTATATTTTTTTATAAATGACCATAAAGACATTAATAACATCGTGATTAGAACTATCATGAAAATTATAAATAAAAATCCTATAATTTTTGATAATAAATATATATTTCTATAACCTGGTTCAGGATTAATATGTAAATTATAATATTTAATATAAATTTTAACTGGATCAATAAAATATGAATTAAAAGGTATCCAAGAATTCCAGTGTTTTGAATTTTCTGTATCAGTAAACAATTGATAACATAATGGTTTTTTATATATAATTCGTTTAATGCCAGGACATAAATTTACATATGAATCCCAATCAAATATATTAGTTTTATTATTAACAGTTGTTAATAATATTTCTCTTGCAGAAGAAGTGTAAAAAATACAATGACATCCAATACTAGATAGAAGACGATTTGAATGCATATTATATGGAATTTGTATAAATGATAAACAACCTAAATAATACAATATTTTTTCATTTGCATTATCAATAAGAAAATTATTAATATTTTTCAAATGATTTTTTTTATATATTTCTTTTGAAAATATAAAATCATCTTCTAATATTAATATATTATTATAACCTTTTTCATTTGAGTCTTGTAAAATATAAATAAATGTATCCGCTAAATCATAAGGCGGTGTTTGTTGTCCTAGTTCCTTAGTACATTTTTTATATCCCATATTAAATACTATATGAACTATGTTTGTTGGCTTAAATTGTTCTAATTGATTATTAATTGAAGGTAATCTTCCATTATTTTCTAAATGAATAATATAAGTTGCATCAACACTTTCTGCAAACATACTGTTTTTATAATTTCTAGTTTCAATTCTAAAACAATGTTTATTATCATGATTCATTTTAATATAATATAATAATATTTTACTTTATAAAAAATAAAACTGCTTAAAGATTTATTATAATATATATTTATTGAAAAATGTCTAGCTGCTTATTAGATCACGAAATTCAATCTGTATTAAAAGATTTTCCTAAATTTGAACTTTCTTATGAAACTATGATACATAAGAAAGTTTTGAATACAAATATTTGTTTAGCTATCCCTTCAGGTATAAAATGTTTTGCTTGGTTTACCAGTTTTAAACAAGACTTAGTTTGTTTTGTTTTAGAAATAACAAACGATAAAAAAATATCAGATATAAAAATTATTTTAACTAGTTTTACAGATAATTTAGCTTTAGGATTGGGAACAATATTTTATGGAACTACTTTTTTAAATAATGGGATAAATTGTTTTGCAATAGAAGATCTTTATTTTTACAAAGGTAAAAATTATTTACATGATGATTACTTAACAAAATTGAATATTTTAAAACATATTTTGCATTTAGAATTGTCTCAAACCGCGTTAACTAACAAATTTACTATTTTTGGACTACCATTTGTAACAAATGACTTTAATTTATTATTAAATGAAATTGAATTATTACCTTACAAAGTAAGCCAAATTAAGTTTAGGTTTTTTGATAAAGCGAGTGCAAAAAAAATATTATTTATGAATTATTTTAAACCGGGATCCAATTATATAAAAACGAGTTCAAAAACAAATTCAAATAATCAAATAAATAAAGCAATTTTTAAAATAACAGCTGATATAGAACCAGATATTTACAATTTATTCGTGTATAAAAATGGAAAAGAGGAATATTTTGATGTAGCACATATTCCAGATTACAAGACAAGTGCTATGATGAATAAGTTATTTAGAAATATAAAGGAAAATGATAATTTAGATAGATTAGAGGAAAGCGATGATGAAGAAGAATTTCAGAATTGCAGTGAAGATAAATATGTATATTTAGATCGTTCCTTTAAAATAAATTGTGAATTTAATGCAAAATTTAGAAAGTGGTGTCCTGTAAGTTTAGCGGATAAAAGAGACAGAATTGTTTCATAACTCCTAAAAATTATTAAAATTATTAAATATTAACATTATATATAAATGTCCTTTTTTCAAATAAATAAAGCCGGCGTTCCATTAAATAATATAAATGGAGGATTAGTAAATATAGATAGCTCAAATGTAGGAGGTATTCCATTTACAAATAATATAATTCCCAAAGGAATACATACCTTAGCTCCTACAGGAAATAATGTTCAAAGTGCTGCTGGGATATATCCATGTGCTCAAAAAGGAGGAAAAATTAATCGTAAAAAAATAAATAAAATATCTAGAAAATATAAGATGAAAGGATCAAAAAGAACAGTTAAAAGGCGTGTTAGAAAAATGAAAAGTAAAGTGCGTTCTAGATATAATTCAAAAAAAACACGCTCCGGAAAGGGTGGTGGTTGGAAGCAAAAAGGTGGTAATTGTGGATTAAATAATCCTATGAGAGGAGGTTCTCATACAGCTGTAGCTCCTAATTATCCTCCCGGTTATACTCAATATCAAAATAATAATGGTGCATTAAGCAATACATATTCTACTGGAGGATTATTATCAGCTGGTTCAAGTGCTTTAGCTAATCCTCCTCCGCATCAATTAGTAGCAAGTGCAAATATTCCAGACAATTTGAATCATGCAGCCCAAAATGCTTATGGTAATTATGGTGCTGGATCTGGATTTGCTAGTAGAGGATGGTTCTAAGTAAAAAATAAAAATAAAAATATAAATAAAAATATAAATAAGTAAATCATCTTTTACACCCTTGTTAATTTAATTTTAATCTACATAAAATGTATAAAATTAAATGATAAATAAAACGATAATATTTGTATTACTTAATTTTTTGGTTGGTTTTATATCTGATATAATTTTAAACGATTTATCAACATATTATGGTATTGTAAAATCATTACAATCATATTTTTACAAACAATCAATACTAAAATGTGCATGGGATGCTGGTTTAACAATTATTATTGCATTATTTTTAACCATGTTACTTTCAACAATATTATTTGGTTTTGTTTATCCTAATAATTTGTATAAATTGAGTAAATTTTGTGTATTAGCATTTGTTATTGGATATGGTTTAGACGTATTAATTGATAAAATGAAAATCTTTGGAAATAGATTAGATGAATATTATAAGCAAGTTGGTGGTGGTTTATGGGGGGCCATAGCATTTGTTTTTGCAATTGTAATAAGTTATTTTATACAAACTTATATATTACCAATATTATAATGATAAATGAAATTAGTCATTCCTCTAGTTCTTCTAGTAGTAAAACAGATGATTGCAATAGTGATATAATTGATGATTTGAATAGTGAGTTAGATAGTGAGTTAGATAGTGACCTAAATATTGATTTTTTAAGTGAATTAAATAAATTTAAAGATAAATTAGAATCATTAGAAAAAAAAATGGATAGACTTTTGGAGATATTAGAGAATGATTGTAAAAAAATGAGAGATCATATTGATTTTGTAGAAAATGTATATGCCAATGTAAAAACTCCATTTAATTATCTAATGGGTCGGGTAAATGGAATGATTTACACTAACAATTTAATCACAACTTCGTCAAACCCAGAATCTATTTTGGATGAAATTAAATAATATATTCGTAAAACAACTTAAAGACCGCAATTAAAAATTCTCTTTAAGTAGTTTTAGAAATATATTATTTATCACTTTTTAAATTTTAAAAGACAAATACTTGGCTTTTTTTCTTCTTCTACATCTTCTTCTCTTTCTTCTTCTTCTACTTCTACTTCTATTTCTGAATCTGATTCTGTATCATCTGTTATGCTTTTATCAGATGAACTACGGCTATTTGGTTTCGTTTTTTCTTTTTTTTCTATTATTTTTTTTGGCTTACATTCAATTTGCTTACAATCTTTTGGTTCATATATAATTTTCCATTTTTCTGGATTGGGATCATAATTTGTACTGTTAGTTTGAATTATTTTATAATTTTGTTGTTTATAAAATTGTTTCCTTTTGTTCCATTGTCTACCAAAGTTGTCATGTGTATCAATTATATCTACGACTACCGGTGCAAAATCATGCTTCTGACGTAAAATTCTTCCTACTGATTGTTCTATATTTGTCATTGGGGTTGTCATAAAAAGCGTTGTTAACGTCTTTATATCCAGACCTTCCGCAGCCATTGAATAAGTTGCTAATACAACTTGTTTTAACTCTGATTCCTTTAATGCTTTTTCCTTCATACCGCCTACATAATAACCCACAGATGCTATATTATGATGTTTTATTGCTTCATAAAAATAAGCTAAAATATTCTTGTAAGACGCTATAAGCATTATTTGTTGCTTTGGATTTTCTTGAATCATATCTTTTAAAACTTTCAAAATAAATTCTGATCTACGATTATAATTGCAAATTTTACTCAACATCTTTGATGCAGCTGTTTGTCCTCTAAAGTCTAATTCTAATTCATTATATTCTTCATCATTTGTTTGATATGTTATTCCTCTTACTATCACATGTTCATCTTTACTTCGTTCTAATTTATAAACCACTTCTCCTAAAAACATTTTAAAAACTTTTGTGGTTCCATCTTTACGATTCATAGTTGCACTTAAACCTAACATATATTTTGTTACCAATTTGAATAGTGCACACGAAAATACCTCTGATGAAATATGATGCACTTCGTCTATTATTGTAAATCCAAAAGAATCAAATAATGAACTAGGATATTCTTTCATAGATAAACTTTGTAACATTGCTAAAACTATATCTTTATCTTCAATATCAATTATTTGACCTTGAATTTTACCAATTCTAGCATTTGGATAATATTTTTGAATCCTCTCAATCCATTGATTCATTAAAAACTCTTTATGAACAATGATCAACGTTTTTTTCTTTATTCTACTAATAGTATAAATAGTTAAATCAGTTTTACCTGCTCCACAATATAGCTCTAATAACCCTCCATCTCCATTTTTTGTATGTTCAAGATATGTTTCAACTATTGGTACTTGATAATCTCGTAAAGCTCCTTCAAATATTAGATTTATATTATCTCCTTCCGAAATTTTAGTTGTTTTTGGTTTACCAAAATATTCTTCGCCAAAATATCGTGGTACATAAATTTTCTTATCTGATTCTCGGTAAGCTGGAAATGTTTTTTGCAATTGAACTGGTGAACCCGGTACATATGGTTTTACCATTAGTAGTTCTTTTAATTTTAATTGTAGCTTAATTGATAACTCCGATTTAAGTATAGTATATCCTTTTTGTCCTAAATATGTATTTAAATTTTGTGGCCATATGATTGGCTCTGATTCGGTATTCAAATGTTTTTTCATATTTGTTTTATTCATGATATTTAACATTATTTAGAATAATATTTTTAGATTGTTTCTTTTAACTATTTCTACCATTTTAAATATGGAATTTTTTTAAAAGTATAATATATAAGATGGATTATTTCAGTAGTTTATTTGACAAAAAAAATATGCCACAATTAGTATTAGCCGTTTTGTTTATAATTTATTTAGTAATGGGTTATAAAATGCCCGGATCTGTAGCATCTATAATTGACACAACTGGTGGTAAAATTGTCATAGTTTTAGCGGCATTAGGTTTATTTGCCTATTCTAATCCTATTTTAGGTGTTTTAGCACTTCTTGTTGCTTATCAATTAGTTAAAGGTGCATCTATTCAAACTGGAATGGCCGGATTAGAGCAATATTATCCAACAGAACAAAGAAAATGGACTCCTTTTACTCCTACTAATCAATTTTCTTATACTTTAGAGCAAGAAGTAGTCAAAAATATGACTACTCAAAAATTTAACACTTCTTATGTTAAAGCTCCTTTTAGTCCTACATTAGAAGATACTTATGATGCCGCTCCTTTAAATCAACAATAAATAATATATTTTTTAAATTTATTTATAAAATATATTTTTGCGTTTATCTTGTTTTATATCCTTGTATTCCACCACCGTTTAAATTTGCTCCTGATAATCCACCACCTTTCGCTGGTTTAAAAATACCTAATAATGATTTCACACCATATAATAATATTATAAATAATAACGAAGCTAATACTATTTTTACAAATGGATTACTTAAAAAATCATCTGCAGTTGTAGTGTATCCACTTCCATCAGTTACTATTTGACTCATTTCTTCAGATGCACCAACCGGTTGACAATCTATATAAATTTCATTACCTAATGCTCCTCCTGATCCAGGACCTTTTTGATTATAAAATAAATTTGGACCTGATTTTATATCATACGGATTTTGACTTATCACTCTATATAATTTATTCAATGAATCATCCATAATATCTAAATATGCATTAGTTGGATCAAATACTACATATTCTACAGTACTAAAACATGGCTGATATGGTAATGTAGCTGTATATGAAAAAAAAGGCTTATGTGGAACTAACGTATTTAAATTGAAACGTGGAATATTTACAGATGTTTGCCCTCCTTCGGACGGTGCATTACTTGAAACAGTATTTATTAATGTTTGCATAAATAATGCACTTCCACTTGTTGAATTATTTAATTTAATTGGTATACACACTAACAAATCATTAGCTCCTGTATTTGATTTATGAATAATTATCATTTCTCCAGCTGTTTTTGAATCAGAATAAGAATGTAATGATGGCGTATATATTCTAATTTCATTTACATCATAAGCGGCTGCATTATATACAACTGGCGGTGCCGATGATTTATCATAACTAATTGATAAATAACCTCCTTTATTGGTTACTATACATGCACTGTTATTATAAAAAAAACTATAAGCACATTTCATATCACAATTACCTGTAATTTTTGATATACTTATATTTATTGGTGCTGTAGCTGTAGAACAACTCATTTATATTATTATAACATATAAACTTTTAATAATTTTTCTTATTTAGCAAATTATTACGAAATTATTGTATTTTTTTGACTGTGCCTTTTTTAAAGTAGAATGAAATTTACTAAAGCTCGTTTACAAAAGATCATTACTAATATTAATAATAATCAAACCAGAAAGAAAAATAAAAATATTAAAGTTTTACATCATACTCATACTTTCAGAAATAGAAAGCAATTCAATTTACATAACAATACATTGAAACTTTATTAAAACGATGGTAAATATCTTATTGTATCCGTTTCATATGTTGTTACTTTAAATGCATCATTATAACCTTCAACGTAAACCGTGTCATCCGAATAGATCTGGTCCACACCATAATCATTTAATGCACTTTTTCCTTTAAATGAAATTGGTAGTTTCACATTATTATGTTGATTAGATATAGTATAATATTGCCATTTATCACGAGTCGTAAATAATGGTCTTCCCATTAGGGGTAATATATTATCCTTTGTTAAACCATTTAAGGGAGTAATTATTCCCATTTGCCTGTAATTTGTATCTTGTGGTACTGCACCTATATTAGTTGATATATTTATTGGTACAAGATATCTTTCATCTTTGAATGGCGGTGAATATGGATTTAACAAAACATCTTGAACATTATTATAAGGCCAACTAGGCAACAGACCTAAACTTGATGATGGTTGTTGATCAATAGTTATATTATTACTTATTTTTTTTGTATTTTCCTTTGAATTTATATAAATGAAAAATATTAATATGCCAAATATTATTATTAATACTAATAATGTTATATTTTCAACACAAATAACTCCTGGAGGACACTTTTTCATTGCTATATTATATTAATATTATATTAATGAAATTAAATATTTTCACTTATTTTTTTTCTTGCTTTTTTTCTCCACCTCCTAATATACCTAATCCTTTTATAGAATTTAATGAATTTGTTATTCCTCCAATATCAAACTTTTGTAACATATTTTGTGCACCTTCCAAAACTGGAACCATTTGATTCATTGTATTAAATAAGTTTTGCTGTTGAGACATTAAACTTTGTGTATCCTTGGTTAAGTTTTTTATCGCATCTCCTCCTAATAGTTGATCTAATTGACCATATGATTGTTCAATTGTTGCTGCATAATCTAATCTAGGACCTGCTTTTCCATGCGAATCTCTTTTTTTATTGTTTGACATTTGCTCTCCAAATCCCTCAGGTGCGTTTAATTCAGTTGAAGGTTGGTTTAAATCCATATTATTTGGATCACTTGCCATAGCCATATTTTCACCATTCATTGTTGAATCAGTTGGACTTGTTGTAGTTGTTCCTGTTGTAGTTGTTCCTGTTGTATTTGTTCCTGTTGTAGTTGTTCCTGTTGTAGTTGTTCCTGTTGTAGTTGTTCCTATTGTTTGTTGCATTTTTTTTTTCATATCATCATTTGAAGTTGAATTTTGAACAGCACCTGTGGCTTGTGCAATTTCTGGATCAATTGCAACTGCTTTTTCTAAAGCAGTTGAAGAAGTATCTGATGAATTTTCTAAACCTTCACGTATTATTTTGTTGGCCATCATAAAATTTGTTGCAATTATAGCCACTAACAAAATTACAGCCATATTTTTACTAAATTGATATGTTAATAAACCAATTAATGCAAAGAAAATAACAGCATTTATTTTGTTAGTAACTAAATAGCCCAATACATTTGTTGCAGTTAGAAATACTACAAAATACAAAAAGTATTTGTTTGTTAACAGTTTGGAGATTTCACTGGAAAAATTCATTTATATATATATATTCTTTTAAAAAAAATTGATATTAATTTATTTTAATATATTAAATATATTACTTTAGACTTTATTAGATGAATCAACAAAATGCAAATACAAATAATAACAATAAATGGTTTTTAATGCTTTGTGAATTACACTATCCTACCATACATGGTCAAACAGCAGATAGTTGTTCTGAAACACATTATTTAGTTTATGATCGGTTTGATGGATTAACAGGAATATCTTTTCAAGATTTGGAAAATGTAGATTTTGACTATGATACGGATGAAGAATATGATAGCGATGATGATATTGATGATGGTATTATGACAATTAATAAAAGTATGATGTTTTTAAAAGACATTTATATAAATCATTTATCTCAAATTCAAAAACATCCTACTATAAGAAATTATCATAATATTATATCACGTGACAATTATATTAAACCTGAAATTGGTGAATATATCATTTTACCCTCACAGGAAGCAATCGCTATTTTAAAAACATTTTGGTTGCGTATTATTCAAAGAACATGGAAAAAAGTTTTTAAGAAAAGACAAAATATTATAAAATATAGATCAAATCCAGCTTCATTATACATAAGAGAAATTACTGGTAGATGGAATTATGATTTGGTTAATTTTCCTGGTTTACGAGGAATGTTATACCAATTAAAACAAAATATGTCATAATTTATTTTCTTGATTTATTAACTGAACGTTTTCTTGTCTTAAGTATCCTTTTATTTTTATTATAATTTTTATTTGATGATGTTATTTCCTCACTACGACTATCTAAACTTGGACTATCGCTATATTTGTATCCACCTTTTTGAGTTCTTCGTTTTTTTATATTTTTTCGTTTTAAATTATTTTTTCGTTTTGTTGACATATATATATAATTATTAGATTATTTTCATTTTAGTTCAAATTATTTTAATAAATCATCTAATTCTGTTTTTATTTTATTTATTTCTTTAATAATAGTTTGTTGTTCATGTTTTGCTGTTCTTAATTCTTCCTTAGCGATAGAATCACTACTAATTAGATCATCTAAATATTGCTTAAGTAACATTAGTGCGTCATATTGTTGTTGTTTTTCTTTCATAGTAGAATCAAAATATTTATTATAGTCTTTTTTTACACCTTCTAAATAATGATTTATTTTTGAATTTTCTTCCAATTCTTTTTTTTTATTAACTAATAATTGTTTTCTATTTTTTATTTCTTTTTCTAGCTGTAATATTTGTAAATCGCGTTTTGCTAATGACATTTGTGATTTCATTCTTAATGTAATAAGCGATTAAAAAATTTTTAATTAATATATAAAATAAATATAAAATCTATCCTATATATTATTTAGTATGTCTAAGATTATTTCAGAACCATTACTTGCTCCAGACGATAACAGGTTTGTTATGTTCCCAATTGCTTATCCTGATATATGGCAAATGTATCAAAAACAAGTAGATTGTTTTTGGCGACCTGAAGAAATTGATTTATCTAAAGATATAACACACTGGGATGGTCTTGAAAAAGATGAACAATTTTTTATTTCTATGATTTTGGCTTTTTTTGCTGCATCTGATGGTATTGTTTTAGAAAATTTGGCACAAAGATTTATGAGGGATGTTCAAGTGTCTGAAGCTAGAGCATTTTATGGATTTCAAATTGCTATGGAAAATATTCATAGTCATACTTACAGTAATCTAATTGAGACCTTAATAAAGGATAAGGAAGAAAAGGGTAAATTATTTAATGCAATTAATAATTTTCCGTGTATAAAAAAGAAGTCCGATTGGTCTCAAAAATGGATACATGATAATCGTTCTAGTTTTGCTACCAGACTAGTTGCATTTGCATGCGTAGAGGGTATCTTTTTTTCTGGTGCATTTTGTTCCATTTTTTGGCTTAAAAAGCGAGGTTTAATGCCTGGTCTAACATTTTCTAATGAACTTATTTCACGTGATGAAGCTCTTCATTGTGAATTTGCTATTTTGATGTATTCAAAATTAGTTAAAAAACTTGATAAATCAAAAATTTATGAAATTATTAAGGAAGCTGTTGAAATTGAGACCGAATTTATTTGTAATGCATTACCATGTAGATTAATAGGTATGAATAGCGAACTAATGACTCAATATATTCAATTTGTAGCTGATCGTTTGTGTGTACAATTAGGTTACAAAAAGATTTATAATGTGTCTAATTGCTTCCCATGGATGGAATTAATTAGCTTAGAATCTAAATCTAATTTCTTCGAAAAACGGTCGGATGCATATGCATTGGCAAATAAGTCGCATGCAAGTGATGCATTTGAATTCACAGAAGATTTTTAATATAATAATAATTAAGTTTAACTTAAATATATATTTATTTGTATATATATTTAACATGATCACATGTAAACTACAAGGCGGTCTCGGCAACCAATTGTTTCAAATTTTTACTGTTATTGCTTATGCTTTACAATATTCAAAACCTTTTTTCTTTTTGAATAATAGTCAGTTAGGGAACGGAGAAAATGGATCAACTATTCGTTATACTTATTGGGAAACTTTTTTAAATGGGTTAAAACCGTTTTTGAAATCCATGAATGAAATTCCACAACTAACATATATTAAAGAAAAGAGCTTTAAATATGATGCTATTATTGAAAATTTATATCAAGGATATGGAACTATGTTAGTAGGATATTTTCAAAGTCCAAATTATTTTAATAAATTTAGATCTACAATCTATAAATTGATTAAACTAGATCTTAAAAAAATGTTAGTTAAAGCAAAAATTAAGAGTTTAAAAAACGATTTCTATGATTTAGATGCTAATGATTTTATTTCCATGCATTTTCGCTTAGGAGATTATCAATTGTATCCAGATATGCATCCTATTTTACCGAAAGAATACTATAAGAATGCTATAAAATATCTTTTGGAAGAGGAGTGTACTAACAAAAAGATAAAAGTATTGTATTTTTGTGAAAATGATGATCTTATTAATGTTGAAAAAACAATATATTTTTTGGAGCAAGAATTTCCTTCAATACAATTTTTAAGAGCATTACCTAGCTTCTTAGATTGGGAACAAATGTTATGGATGAGTTTATGCAAGAATAATATTATAGCTAATAGTAGTTTTAGTTGGTGGGGAGCTTATTTAAATGAAAATCCCTGTCAAATAGTTTGTTATCCTAGTCAATGGTTTGGACCCAATGTGGAAAATGATACATGTGATTTGTTTCCTGAACATTGGGTGAAAATAACTTGATTACAAGCGTTAAACAAATGATTTAGAGTTTAGACGCAATGTAACTATAATGTTTAACGCTTGTAAACAAATATATTTTAATACTTTACCCAGTATAGTACTTTTTTCAGCAACTTCAGGTTTACTTACAGGAGTGTATGCAAATGGTATCAATAGGAATAATCAAAATGAAAATGAAAAAGTAATAAATGTTTACACAAATTTAATAGGCTATACAGCACTTGGTTTAATAACAGGCGTAACTTATCCAATCAGTTTCCCGCTATTTACGTATTATGCTTTGAAGCAAGATAGTATTTTTGTAAAAAAAGATGAGTAAATACAAGAACAATTTTTTAGTTGATTTATTTTTTTATAGGGACAAAAAACTAATTACATTATCTAGATAAATGATTTAAACCTTATAAAATATTTATAATAGTAAATGCACAAAACTATTGATAATATAGACTATAAATTCATCCCTTCTAGAGTAACATCTTTTGATACAATAATTAAAAACAGTAAAACATTGGAAAACGATATTTACACAAAATATGAGGCTACTGCAGAAGTCTTAGGTGAACTCATTGTATGTAATGATGTAACAAAAATGAGGCGAAATGAAAAGAAATTGGTTAGAGAGACTTATGAAGAATATTTAAAAAAACTAAAAAAACGTGATCCAAAAAAAGACCAATGGATTTATAACATTATAGACGGAAGTGCTGAACAAGAAAAAGTGTTATATAGAGACGATTCATGTATTGTAATTCCTACTTATATGTGGAATTCTTTAAATGTAGATAAGTTACATATTTTATGCTTGCCAACTGATATAGAATTGCGATCTCTAAGGTCGTTAACAGCAGATCATATTAAGCTTCTAGAACATATGAAAAATGTAACACTGGAAACAATAAAAAATAAATATGGACTAACAGAATGTTATCTTAAAATGTTTTTCCATTATGATCCCTCAACTTATCATTTACATATTCATTTTGTAAATACATTGAATTATGATGCAATGTCGTCGGTTGAGTACTCACATGAACTTAATAATGTTATCTTTAATTTGTCGCTTTATTCTCAGTATTATAAAGTAGCTATTTTGAATATAAGAAATTAGAAATTAGAAATTAGAAATTAACTAAGTATATATATTATTATTTTTAACTTAAAGGGCTTTAAGTTAAAAATATAATTTATTAATTCCTTTCTTTTATAAAAAGTTATTATGTGTATGGTGTAAAATAACTTAATTTACTACTGGATCTTATAACTGGATCTTATAACTGATCTACTACTTGTTCTACTACTTGTTCTACTACTTGTTCTACTACTTGTTCTATTACTTGATCTACTACTTGTTCTACTAATTCTTCTTTAATTATAGACTGATTCTCAGCAAACCCTATACATGAGTGACCACCATTACTAATATTTAATCTATTCCATGTTCCATCATTTCTCTCGTAATTTTGTTCAAAACAATGTTCGTAGTTTATTCTACCTTCAGCAAATTCATTAAATTCAACTGTTGTTAACAAAATCTTTACTTCCAACTTTTCCAATATAGGTAGCAATTTTTTTATTTTGAGAATATTAATATCAATGTAATTATAAGCCTTTGTAATTCTATTAGGTAAAACAATAAAGTTTTCTAAATTATTAGATAATAATAGATTTTGATTTTGTATAAAATTGCCATAAAAAATTAAATTATAGGTATCAAATGTTAAGTAATACTTTAAATTTTTCACAAGAGTCTTTATCCTATCATTATCAAAATGCTTTGAAACAAACTCTATTTTAACAGAACTAATATATTTTGATTCTTTCAACCCAAATTCCATTAAATTAAAATTTAAAATATCAAAACCGTGAATATCTTTAGCTAGATGTTTGGATAATGGTTGCTGAAATTCTATAAAACTTTCTTTCTCAATATTTTGTTGTAATAATTCTTTTGTCAATGTAACATTTTTATACTTTTGGTTATTTTTGTCTCGTTCTTCTTTTTCTTCTTGCCATTTTTTGTTAGATGTATTTAGCTCATCTAGATTTAATATTGCAGTAAAATCTGTATTTAAAGGAACATCTGTATTTGGAACTGGAAGTGGAAGTTCTAAAGTAGTTGGAGGATTAGTACATGGTTTTAAATTATTTCCCATTATATTTATAGAATTATATTAGTATCTTTTTAAATAGTATTATTTTTAATATTATAATTTACTTAGTAAAAATGATTGATCACTTACTTTTGGTAGATAAGTTATGTTATTTCCTTTCAACATGATATTTTCCCATAATTCAATTAATTCATCGCGGTTAACTGTATCGTACTTAATTAATTTTAAAAAAGATGTCATAATATCTGGTGTAAAATTATATATTGAAGATGTTTGATCAGCTTGATAAAGTCTTTTCCACTCAATATAATCTTCCAACACTTTGTAATCATCATTAAATTCATCTAATGTTAACAAATTATCATTATAATAAGGATGACTTGGTTCTACATTTATTAAAAATTTTGTTTTGGTAATTAATCTTATAAATAGATTTGCTACCGAACTATCATTCCAGCATAAATATTCTTCAGTTGACATTATATATTATATATTAAATAATTATTTATATTTAATATATTATAATTTATTAATTATATTTGATATGTACATCTAACAGTTTCATTTATATCTTTTTTTATGTTCTGACCACATATCAAACATTGGTCTTTATTTGATAAATCTATGTTGACATTCATTCTTACACCATGCAAATCAATCTCCCATCTACCTAACATCTGTTTGATATTGATTTTCATATCATAAAAATCAATATCCCATCTGCATACTATTTTTTTATCTTCTTTTACAAATCTTCGCACTATACTTTTAATGAGTTTCATAATAACGATAATTCTAACCTTAGCTTTATGTATTTTTTTTTCAATTTTTTATAAAAATTCTAAAAATTCTTCCATATCGTAACCTAGATCTATATATCTTTGCAACTTTTTTGGACTCATAGCCTTCTGTATTAGTTCTTCTTTATAAATATTACACCGTTCTTCCAAATATTCATAACTATAATCAAATATTTCTGAATTATAAGAGAAGGAATTCCAGTCTATCTTACCTTGATTTTTTTCTAATATGTGAATAGCCGCGGGATTATGAGACAGCTTGGACCAATCAACATTATCAATATTTTTTTCCAAAATATGAATTGCATTTGCTATTCCTGACAATTTACGATAATCCGCCGCTTTGTCTGCATATTTTTCAATAAATGATATTACTTTTTTTTGAATTGGACTGTTGTAGGCTGGCATGTGGTCATATACGAATCTCCAACAAACTTCGTTATAATTACGAAATCTTGATTCCTCTATACGGTCTGCCAAATGAATTGTATGTGGATATACAAGTAAATATAGGGGACTATGCCTCTGTTTATCCATATATTGTTCAATTAAGTGAAGAGCATTTGGGTTTTTTACTAAGTTATACCAATCTAAATATATTTTGTCCATATTTTTTTCCATAATAGGAATAGCTGATGTATTATGTTGTAAAGAATACCAACTTATTTCATCAAATTTGTCTAAATTTTGTTCTATTATATGAATTGCCTCTGGATGAGTATTATCACTTAAAAAATTGTGGAAAACACGGTCGTTGCCAAATATTTTATCCAAATTTTTTTTTATAATAGGCATCGCATTTGGATTTCTTGCTAAATATTCCCAATCTATTTTTTCGGGAGCTTGTTCCAAAATTTTTTCTATAAGAGGAATTACATCTGGGTTTGTATTAATACATAAATAACGAAAACTTACATCATCTAAAAATAACATATCTAAATGTTTTTTTAAAATAGGAATAGCACTTGGATTGTCTGCTAAACGACGCCAACAAATTTTATCTACATTTTCCTGCAACAAAGCAATCGCTTCTGGACTTCTATTTTGGCATAAGCACGGCCAATGAATTTTAAGTGGATATTTTTTTAATACGGGAACAATATCTTCACGCTCATATATACCAGACTGTTGCCAAGGTTCTGGAACAATTAATTGTTCAAACATTTTATCAATATATTTTGGAGTCATCTTTAGAGCATTTTTCTGGCGTAATACAATCTCCCAATTAATCTTATCTTCATCTATCCATCCACGTAATTTATACATGCTTTATATATCAATTGCATATTAGTCGTTTAAATCTATTTACATATTTTTATTTTAAATCATTATCATTATCATTTTGTAAAAAATTAATTGTATATTTACCGTTAATAAAATTATTCATTTGTTCTATTGTAATTTGTTGCCATCCTTTGAAACTCTGAATACCATCATGTGTTGTAAATATATCAACCAATAATTCATATTGATATATATCTGATTCATTATCTAATAAATTTAAGTAAATCTTCTTAACTAAATCAAGATATGTTGTTAACAAAATTGAATTATCATCAAATTTTAATTCATGAATTGGATCTAAAAAAGTACATCCATCAGATCTTATTTTTTTAGAAATTTTGATGCCATAATGAATATCTCCATAAAATATTCCCATAATATTACATATAAGATTTTTTTATATTAGTAAACATATTTGTAAAAAATTGAAATATAATAATTAACTAATGAATTAGTATATTTTATAATAGTCGGAATAATGTTCAAAAATATTAGTAGAAAAGAGATATGGGCTATTGTATTTGCAAGTAGTTGGACTGCATTAGGTTTCTATCGTGGTGTAATTCATCATGATTATATGTATCCTAAAAAAAAAGACCCCACAAAAGAAATATATTTGTATTCAAAGGAATTATCATACCAAACAAACAGAATAATGGGTGGTTTATATGGAATATTTATATACATAAACCCGTTTATTATCTTATATACGTTGCCAAAAGAATTGTATAGATTGGAAGTGGATATACGAGGCTTAGAAAATGAAAAGAAAACTAATGATTATAAACGACTTTAATATTTTACTCGTTGTCAATATTTCTTAATTTTATTAAATTTAGTAAACCATAATTGTTCTTGTTTTTTTTATTTAAAGAATATTTTTAAACCATTTAAATATAAATAATAATAATTGTATTATGGAGAATATGTATCATGCATTAACTGTTTTGAGAATTTACTATAATGAAACCGAACATTGGAAATTGATATTAGAAAAGAAAGATCTTTATCACTATATCCACGGTGATGAAGACGATCCATTATATGAAGAACAAATTCTTAAGGATAGAAAAAGGCATCTAGATGTTTATACGAGCCCTATTATGATATATAACAATAATATTTTCATTAAACCGCTTTGTGAAGTAAAATACAAGCATCTTATTGATAAATTTATTACCAAATATGATAAAACTTGGAGTAATATCATAAGAATTGTCAAGGTGGAAGAAAGAATTGAATCTAAAGATTTGATACATGTTCCAGGAGGGTATGAAATTAGGAATGCGGATTAAAATAAAATATAAAGTGTGTAATAAATAAATTTTAATAAGGTTTTTATATTACGTTTTTATAACCCAATTACCATTGATGTGTTCATCGCATTTTCCATCTAACCAAAAACGAATATGTTTTACTCTTGATGTATTACCATGGTGATAAATGTTTTCTATTAAATCTCTGATTGGACAAATATAAACTGCAAAATAGAAATCTGTTTGCTCATAAAATTTTTGCCTAGAGAATATTTTACTATGTAAACTACCATCTGGATATAAGACCTCTTTAAAAAAAAAATGCCTTGATATAAATAAATTTTTAATATTGTAAAATCGTTTGTCTTTTTTTGGAATTTTTTGAATAAAATAGGATGCAATGGTAAAAACAATATCTTCTGGAAAGGTAAAACCTAGTATTTTATCAATAACATTGGTATTCATCATATTTGTATAAGTATATGTAAAAATATATGTTTGTCTTTACATAGTTTTTACATAGTTTTTATAAAATGAATTATATATAATATTGGATTTTTAACTTAAAGCCCTTTAAGTTAAAAATTATATATATTAAA